CGTCGCTTCGGTCACCAGCGCGAACCTGACGTTCGCGAAGCGCACCGGCGCTTCGCACTCCAGGATCAACTCCGCCGGCAACGATACCTGGCACCAGGAGATGGAGGTCTGGTGGGCCTACGTCCCGAGCGCGCTCACCAACGAGGTTATCACGGTCACCTCGTCCGGCACGCCTACGAACGCGACTATCGCCGCTGTCGAGTGCCAGGGGGTAGAGGACCCGTCGTCGCCGTGGGACACGAACGCGTCGTTGCCGGCGTCCGCGGACGGCGGCGCGACGGTGCCGACCGTCACTGGAATCACGACGGACGCGTCGAAGCCAGTCGGCTTCATGTTCGAGGGCACCACGGAGCCCGCGGGCGGACCTGACACAGGCTGGACCTCGATGGGGGCCAGCCCATCCAACGGCGGCGCGACCCTCAGCGAAATCAGGGACGTCTACCAGGCATTCTCGTCGGCCCAGAGTGGCGCCAGCTGGACGTGGACTGCGGGCGTCGGGGACTGGATGGTCGTCGCGGACGCCTTCAGCATGGTGCCGGTGGTCGCGTCCGCCGCGCTCGCGCTGTCAGAAGCCGCGCCGACGGCATATATCTCAATCGTCGCCCCGGAGGCCGACCTAGCGTTGGCGGCGATCGCGCCGGGCCTCAATCTCCAGGTGTCCGTCGGGGCCCAAGCGCTGGCGCTCTCCGCCTCGACGCCGGTCGTCTCCTCCTCCACGCTCACCGTCCCCTCGGCCGGCATCTCCTTGGCGGAAAACGCCCCCGGGCTTGGCCTCCAAGTCACCGTCGGTCCGGCATCGGCTTCGCTGTCCGCCCAATCTCCGGAAGTCATCCTCAGCATCGCTGCTCCCGCCGCCCATCTCGTATTGTCGGGCAACGCCCCCGCGATATTGCTGAGGTTCGACGCCGTCCCGGGCAGCGCCTCGCTCGTCCTGACGCCAGAAATTCCCTTCGTTGACGTACATACACAGACGGCCGGGCCGTTCTACTTCGCGCTGGTGGACGCGGAGGACAACTTTTTCGTCCCTAACTTCGTCCGCAACGACCTTGATGTTCTTGCGTTCAGTGTCGAGCACGACGAGAGCGACGTGGCCAAAGCGTCGGTGGACATCAAAAACCCGCGCCATGGGTTGCTGCAGCCGGGAGCGAAACTCTGGGCGTGGCTGTCCTACCGCGACTGGAGGACCGACCTCGTCACGCCCCTGTTCTTCGGGCGGTTGGTCGGGATACCGGACGACATGGAGAACGAGGTCATTACGCTGCAGTACGTGGCCAAGCCGATCGACTACGCCTTCCGCCTGCAGGCGGCGGCCGAGGCACTGCGCGCTCGGCCCGGCTACGACCCGGTGTTCGCCGACATCAGCAAGCAGGACGACCCGAACACGATCCTCGAGGGCTACTCCAGGCTGTGGCACGTGGACCGGGTGACGCACGCAGTGACGTCGTCGGACGTGCTGGTCGGGGAGGACGGCACGGAGGTCTTCCAGCAGGAGGAGGTCCCCTACGACAGCGTCAAGCAACGCAAGCAGCAGTCGCCGCTGTCGATCGTCAAGATGGACGCGACGGTCAACTGGACGCAGTACTCGAAGGGCGGGATCGACCTGGGCCAGCAGACCGTGCGCACCTACATCGGCGAGCAGCTGATATCGGCGTGGCCGAAACCATACACCTCGCTCGGCGACGGCTGGAGCACGCGCTACTGCTACGCGCTCGACAAGCTCGGCACCGCGTTTGCCGAGCTCCTGACCATCAACACGGCGTTCCAGAACACGGAGGCGACGCACCAGGAGGGCGACATCATGTCGTCGCAGTCATCATGGACCGTGCCGTCGTTCGACGGGTCGATATCCAAGGATTTTCTATCGTACAAGCTCCTGGAGGAGCGGACCGCGGCGGTCATCGACGGAAGCGACCCGGACTTCGTCGATATCCCCACAGCCACGGACAAGATCACGACGTTCTACGTGCTTCCGTGGCTGGTCGAGACGTACATGTCGGTCGAGTACGAGGCGTCGCGCCCGAGGACCGAGCGCATACGGTTCACGCTGCAGTCGGATATCCAGCCGGTGCTCACGCAGGAGCAATCGCCGCTCGGGCCCCCGGGTGAAACGCCAGATTTCGAGACCATTAGCCTGCAGGGCGCGGACGTGGGCGAGCTGCTGCCGACCGTGGTGCATTGGCAGACTATCGCCAATACCGTCGTGACCGTCGGGATCATCGTCCTGCGCGAGAACGAGAACAGCTACCAGGTCTGCATCGCGGAGGGATTGACGGGGGAGGTCGAGCCGGCGTTCAGCGACGTGGCCGGGGTCGTGGTGTCCGACAACCTCGCCACCTGGGCCAGCATGGGGCCGACGCTGCCGCTCCCGGTGCCGACGATCGGCTACTCGACGTTTTATCCCGCGGGGTCGCTGATCTACTCCCCGCCCATCATCGACGGGCCGTACCAGAGTGACGCGTCGTTCCTCCTGGTCCTCGCCGGTGGGGCGAGCACCGGGACGGGCCTGGACTCGCTCGGCCGCGGCCCCATCATCCTCCTGCCGAACGGACAGCCCGTGCCGGGGCCCGTGGTGCCGGCGCTGGCGACGCTGACCGGGGACTTCCTCAACCTCGGGGACGGGTCGGGCGGGACGAGCACGACGGGCCCGTTCGCCAGCACGGTCTACATCCCGATCGGGAACGTCGCGTCTGGCGAGTATTTCCCGACGGACCGGGGCCTGCGCAGCGTAGAGCACCTGATAGCGCGAGCGGCGGCTCGCCTGCGGATAAGGGCGCGGGTCGTCGAGATAGAGTTCGACTGCCCCTTCGAGCGGGCCATCCAGCTGTCGTGCCGCAAGAATGCGGTGCTCTACGACCCGCGCCTTCCCGGCGGCGTGGCGGCGGGAAAGATCATCAGCTACAGCTTCAGCGCCAGCGGCGACACGCAGCTTCTGATCGGTCACGTGAAGATCGGCTGCTCGGTTGGCTTGGGAAACTCGATAGGGGCGATCGAGGGCACCCCGGAGTACTGCGACACAGATTACGTCGATATCGGCTACCAGATGTACGACGGGGCGGAGAACCTTCTCGACACCGGCGACGTGGCTTACACGCCGCCGCGGGGTGGGCAGGGGGTGGACGACGGCCTGCGCTTCCCGCTCACGAAAGCCGACGTGATCGCGAACAACGTGATCGGCAACGCCGACGCGCAGGTCGTGGCGATCGCCGAGAAGGTGGCGTTCATGCAGGCCAACATCGGCATATTCGGGGTGAACATCTCCGGGGAGCCTGGATTCCTCACGCCCTTCGGCGCTCTCAACCCGCAGACCCTGCTGGCGCGGCAGATATGGCTGAACAAGCAGATCCAGCAGCTGGGCTTCCAGCAGGATGCCGAGCGCGCAGCGCAGTACGTGCTATCTCTTCCTGGGATCAACGGCGGTCCGTTCGGCCAGGTGTTCGAGATCGCGACCAGCAACCTGTCCATTCCGATGACCATCGACCTGCAGGCCCCGTCCTCGCCATGAGCAACCCGCTGGAGCAAGTCGTCCGGCCGTTCCAGACCGACGCGCGCGGGCAGGCGCTGCAGATCACGCGCAAGGTCGCCCCTCCGGTGCTGTTCGTGGCCATCGTCGGCCAGGGCGTGAAGTCCTTCACCGGGATCGCCTCGCTGACGACGACCGTGTACGTGAAGAAGCGGCCGAAGGAGACGCTGAAGAATGCCTAGCGAGACCTCGCGCAAGTCGGTCAGGCTGCGGGTCGTCAAGCCCGGAGGCGACCCGACAACGCCCGGAGACTGCGTGGACGTCCCGATCATCTCTGAGATTACGTTCCGGGACGCGAAAGCATACGGGCAGGAGTTCGTCCACAGGATCAACAACACGGACCAGTCCAGCCGGATAGGGCACACGCACACCGTCAAGCACGCGTCGGTAGGGCCGGACGGAAACGTGACGCTGGATGGCAGCAGCTCCTTGGAGGTTGAGCGGACGGACTTCACCAGTTTCATCGATCCGAAGGATTACGCGCAGGAGCGAAAATATGCACTGTTCAACAACGACCCACCGCCGCAGACGCCGGGCGGGGACAACAACACGGACAAGGCGCATCGCCTGAGCCATTTCGTCCGCTACACATCCGACAACACCATCGACGGCGTGCCGTGGATCGACTTCGAGATTATGGACGAAGTGGAGTTCGTGGACGCGAAGGAGTATGGCCAGGGATACATCTACACGCTGCGCAACCCCGACCCGGGCGATCCGGTCAACGACGGCTCAGACCCATACAAGCCGACCTTCGCCAAGGTGGACACGTCGCTGCCGCTCGTCGTCAGCGACTCGACCACGATCAACCCGCCGTGGCGGTTCGACATTTTTCAGAACCCCGTCAACGTGAGCTGGAAGACGTATGAGTTCACCGTAACCTTCACCTGGTCAGACTACGTCATCGGGCACAACATTCCATCGCTATTCGACGTCGGTTATTTCACTGTCATTACTGCGCCGTCTACGCAGGTCGGGCTTATTGGGACATTGCCGCTAGGGCTGACGCTGGTCAGCCAATCCCAGTCGTCGTTCTTCGAGGGGAATGCACCAGATGGAGGTGGGCTCAGCCCCGCCCCCGGGCCGGGACCGGCCGTTTTCGGGTACTCGCAGTCGTTCACCTTCAAGCTGAGTTCGGTCCCGCCGATTGGCCACCAGTTGGATATCCAGTTCGCGATAAGCGGGCAGGAAGATTACACGGACATCGTGTTCGTAAACGGACTGTACGACGACGGTCCGCTTCCATTCGGTCAACAGGGCCCCTATGTTTTTGTTAATGCGGTTGGGATCGCAGGTCTCGCTGGCTGCAGCATCGGCGGGCAGGTGATCCCGATCGGGAATACCAGCGGGCCTAATAGTGGCCCAGACCGTATAACTAGTCTGTACGTCGGGGGACAGTTTACTCTTAGCATCGGGACCGTGGAAAACGTCAACGGGTCTGGCGCCCCTGGGCCAGCAGTGTGGCCATCTGCTCCGACCTATCGACGAATAACTGATGCGTGGCCCTTTGGGACCACGGTCCATGACGTCGGAGTCTACGTCGAGACCGGGCATTCGACCAATTACAAATTCGGCGGCCCGCCGATCCCGGCGAACGTGTTCCCGTAGAGAGGCCAAAGGCGGCGGATACAAATGGCCAAGGTATATCGCACCGACGACCTCACGCGCTGGGGCTTCGGCCTCAACCGGAACCTCACGAGTGTCGAGGTCGATCTGAATTTCTGGGACTCCGAGACGCGGCTCGACGCGCTGGAGGACCACCAGGAGCTCCTCGTCAGCATCGACTACATCACGCAGGTCGGGAACCAGCTGACGTTCCACATGACGGACCACACGCTGCAGGGGCCGTTCACGCTCCCCGTGGCGATCTGGAACCGGCGCACCGACAACCACGGCATGTGGGCGCCGCTTACCGTCTACGCGATATACGACGTTTTCGACGAGGACGGCTCGCTCTACATAGTCCTGGTAGGGCACACGTCGGCGGCGACGTTCGACCCGAACGCGACGGACGGCATGGGCCACAGGCTATATGGCCTCCTCCTCACGGCCCCGAGCGACGTGCTGCCGCCGCACGGGGACGCGAACGAGGTCTTGGCCAAGCGAACCGGCGCCGACTTCGACGTGTATTGGAAGGACAACGTCCTCGCGGACCTGGAGGACGTGGCCCTCGTCAGCCCGCTCGACGCGAACGATTCCCTGGTGTGGAACGGAACGCACTGGCAGAACGAGGCGGGTCTCGGCGCCATCATCAAGATCAGCCCGTTCGACCCCGGGGACCTGCTGTCGTGGAACGGATCGAACTGGCACAACCTCAACCAGTCTCTGCTCTCCATCTCCTACACGCAGCTCAACGACCACGCGACGGCGGCGCAGAACCGGCAGCCTACGGCTACTGTGCTAGGAACAACCGGGACCGTATCTCTCAATCCCGCGCTCGGCGACGTTTTCAAGGTCACGCCTACCGGGGACATCACCCTCAACGCGGCTTCGGCGCCAGTCGGTGCCCATATCACGCTGGTGGTGACGACCTCCGGGGCGACCAGCTACAACATCACGCCGACGACGAGCTTCAAGTCCACCGGTGTGCTGGCGACCGGGACCGCGTCCGGCAAGGTGTTCACGATATCGTTCGTGGGCGACGGAACTAACCTGAACGAGATCAGCAGAACGGTGGCTATGTGATATGCCAGCAAGTCGCGAGGAAAAGCGTGAATATCAACGGCAGTATTATAAAGCCAATCGTGAGAAAGTCCTAGCCAGACAGGCGCGCTACAAAGCATTAAATCCAGAGAAGGTCGCCGCGCAACAAAGGGCATCACAGCGGCGCTACTACAAAGCGAATGTTAAGAAGGCACTTGAATATAATCGACGGTGGAGAAAAGCAAATCCAGAAAAACAAGCAGCGATGGATAGGAGAAACCGAAAGGCGCATGCAGAACGAATTAGAGAGATGGCTCGCGAGCGGAATCGTCGGTGGCGCGAACGCAATCCGGAAAAGTCCAGGGAAAAATGGCACAAGTGGCGAGCGAGAAAATTGGCTATGCCATTTATTGATCACGTTCCTGTCATGCCGCGCGACAGATGTTGCCCCGACTGCGGAGTCAAGATGGTTGGACGCGGTCATATGTCGAACGCGCCGTCGATTGATCATATCGTTTCACTCTACCGAGGTGGCCACCACGTGCCCAGCAATACGAGGATAATTTGTTTTTCGTGCAATAGCGCAAAAAGAATCCTCGATCTTGCGGAATGGCACAAGCATTGTCCGTCAAAGATAGGGGGAGTCCAGCTATGCCTGCCCTTGAGCTGACGACCGTTGTCGGATGCCCGTTGATGTGTTCATACTGTCCGCAAAATAAGCTGAAGGCGAGCTACGGCGACGCCGAGAAGTACATGACGGTCGCTAACTTCACCACGATCCTATCCAAAGTGCCTAACCATGTGCAGATCGACTTCTCGGGCATGTCGGAGCCGTGGGCGAACCCGAACGCGACGGAGATGCTGGAGTTGACGCTCAAGCGCGGATACCACGCGGTGGTCTACACCACGTTGTACGGCCTGAGTGCACAGGAAGCGCGCCGGGTCGTGGCCCTGCTGCTGGAGCACCGCGAGCAGGTCAAGGAGGTGGTGCTCCACCTGCCGGACGCGAATGGCAACATGCGCGGGTACAAGCCGTCCGCGGAGTACGACGAGGTGCTCGGCATCTTCGCGGCGGCGGGGAAGGGCCTGCGCTCGTTCCGCGCCATGACGATGGACGGGCGGTCGCGCGTGCACCCGTCCGTCAAGCTACCAGCGACCTCGTCGTCCTGGTCGGGGCTGGACCGGGCCGGGAGCCTGGATACCGAGGCGGTGGCCAACCAGCCGCTCGACAGGGCGGTGAACCACTCTGGACCCGTGAGCTGCAGCTTTACCCAGTTTTACGACCACAACGTCGTCCTGCCGAACGGTGACGTGGTGCTGTGCTGCATGGACTACTCGCTGAAGCACAAAGTCGGCAACCTGCTGACGGGGGACTACTACTCGCTGTTCGAGTCGCCGGGGATGGGGCGGCTGCGGGCGGAGAACACGAAACTCGGGCCGGCCAACACCATCTGCAAGAAGTGCAACAGAGCGACGACCTACAAGCTCCCGGAAAATAACAAACAGTTCTGGAAGGTGGCGTGAAGGCAAGTGATCTTTTCAACCACTATTGATGAGAAGCGTGCGTCGCTCATTGCGCTTGCTCGCGACGCAGAACAAGTACCCGGTGACGCCGCGGAGTGCGGCGTATTCCTGGGTGGCTGCCTCTGTGCTATCGCCGAGGCTCTTCCAGCCAAGACCGTCTATGGCTTCGATACATTTACTGGCCTACCAGAAGAAGCGCGGAGCGACGGCGATCGTCACCCAATCGGTGAGTTCGGCCAGACTACGCTAGAGATCGTGAGGACGAACACGGCTGCATTTAAGAATATCGTTCTTGTGCCGGGAGTTTTCCCGCGGTCGTGTGCTATGCTTGGCGAGATTGCCTTCGCCTTCGTGTATTTGGATTTTGACTTTTATCTCTCGACCCGAGACGCCATTACCTGGTTCCTGCCGCGCATGGCCTCTGGCGGCGTCATCGTATTCGACGATTATGGATGTGATTACTGTCCAGGAGTGAAACGCGCGATCAATGAGGCTGGACTTAGCGTGAAACAAACTGTGCTAACCCAGGTTACGTATTTCGTGCCATGATCCCGGCCATCATCATCGATCGCGTCAACCTGCGCAACCCGACCAGGACGCCGCGCATCATCCACGACGGCATCGAGGGATCGCAGAAGGCGATCAGGGTTTCCCCCGGACAGGCGGTAGCGAACGTCCGGCTCGCGCGCCACATCGTGGACCACCTGCGGTCGCTCAAGGACGACCTCGTGGTGGAGGTGAACGGCGAGGTTATGGGGCGCAAGCCTCCCGTCGTCATCAACGGCATGGTCGGCATAGGCGACTGCCTGCACCAGCGTGCCGCCTTGCGCGAGATGATGAAAACGCACGAGGTGTGGCTCAAGTCCTGCCATTACCTGATGTACCACGACCTGATCGAGCAGGGCCTGCACATGGTCGCCCAGCCGACCAGCCTGCGGGCGCAGGCGCGTACCATGCAGCGGGAGCGGCACCTGTTCGGCCCGACTACCATTCCTCCTGGGGCCCAGTCCAAGAAGCTCGGATACGGCAAACCTGAGATCGACCTGCACGGGTCCATCCTGGCGACGGTCATGGCGCGGTTCGGGGTCAAGACCGACCGGCCCGACTTCTCGCTCCCACTCAGGCCGGAATGGGTCGTCGCCGCTCGAGCGCTCGTCGCCGGGTGGGATTTGGGCGGCAGGAGGCTGATGGTCCACCGGCCGATCGTGCTGCGCAAGGAGTGGAGCGGCGCGACCAGGAACCCCGATCCGGCGGCCTACGACGCGATCTACAGGACCGTCCGCGACCAATACTTCGTGGTCAGCGTAGCCGACTTGGTGCCGGGGCTGGAATGGACGGTTGGCCCGGAGGCGGACGTCGACGTGAAGCTTCACAAGGGGGAGCTCGACTTCCCGACCATGGCCGCGCTGTGGGCCGAGGCCGACTTGGTGTTCTGCAACGCGGGCTTTGCTCCTGTACTGGCGCAGGCGGTCGGCACCCCGTCGATCGTGGTCTACGGGGGGCGTGAAAGCTTCCGCACGACGCAGGCCGCAGGCGCGCACCTCGCGCCGACGCTCGGCATAGACCCCGACCGGCCCTGCGACTGCCACAGCCACTCGCACAACTGCGACAAGCGCATCACGCTCCCCCCGGCAATCGAGAGGGTGCGGGCCTTCGTCGCCGAGCATGGCCAGAGGCACAGGACGCTCATCGTCGGCACGTGCTACGTGGACTCGCCGCACCGGCTGAGGCTCCTGCGCCACTGGATAGCGTGGCACCAGAAAGTGAACCCGCAGTGCGACTTCCTGCTCGTCGATTCCGCATCCCCGAAATGGATCGACCTGCTGGAGACGGACTTGGCGGGCTGGGCCAAGCATGAGCCCGGGACACGCCAGCGCAGGGCATGGCACTCGTTCTCGGACAACGTAGGGCACCTCTCGCGCGGTGGCCGGGACGGATGGGGCCGCGCGCTCTGCTTCGGGCTGGATGCGGCCGTGGCTGGGGGATACTCGCACGCGGTCCATATCGAGGGCGATAGCCTGTTTCGCCTTCCGGTTGCGCCTATCGTCAGCGAGATGGCGAGGGACGGCACCAAGGTCGCCTCCACTCCGGTCGCGCGGATGGGGCTGAATATCTCGGAGTTCGAGACGGGGTGGGTCGAGACCGGCCTCATGTTCTTCTCGACGAAGTATCTCGCAGAGAGCAAGCTCACGGAGCGTTATGCCTGGGAGCGCAGGAAGGTGACGCCGACGCCGGAGAAGGTGGTGCGCGGTCTGCTTGGAAACGACCTCAAGATGATGCCGTGGAAGAGCTGGCGCGGCAACAAGAAGCCGATAACGCCGGATAACGTGGGCGAGCTAGACTGGGTGACGCACTGCTGGGACCGGGATGAGGTGTACGACAGGTTTGTGGGCGGAGGTGCCAGTGTGGCGCCGAAGGTCGTGAAGCTCGGCTACGGGCCGGACGACTTCGACGTGGACGCCTCCAAGCCGCTACCGTTCTTTGACGTGTCAGTCGATTTCCTGGTCTGCGAGCACCGCGCGCAGAAGATGGGACAGTATGAAGCTATTGCAATGCTCAAGGAGTGCCGGCGGGTGCTAAAGCTCGGGGGCGTCCTGCGGATAGCGGTCCCGTCTCTGGAGCAGATCGCTGGGTGCACGGATCCGGAGTATGTCGCCAACGCCGCGAAGAACGGCGGACCGGTGCGGTCGATCCTCTACGCTTGGGGCAGTCGCTCGCCGTGGACGTGGTCGCTGCTCGAGGCGCTGCTGTTCTATGCCGGGTTCGACAAGGTCGATCGGTGCGAGCCGCACAAGTCGCGGCACCAAGCGCTCGTTGGCGTCGAGACCCACCACAGGGTCATCGGCGACAAATTCTTCCTGATCGAGACGCTGATCGCGGAGGCATCGTGCGCGTCCTGATATTTGGTACTCTATGGATTTCCGACCAGCACCGCGAGGACCTGCTCAAGCGGTGGATCGCGCTGCACCGCAGGCTCAATCCGGACTGCGACTTCCTGCTGGTGGACGGCGGCGGGTCGAAGTGGCCGGTAGGGCGCGTGATCCCTGCGGAAGTTGGCTATTTGACCTTCCCCGACGACATCGGCAGCGCGGTCAAGGGCGGCCGCGACGGATGGGGCAGAGCGTTCACGACTGGCCTGCAATACGCGATCAACGAGGGATACGACTACGTGGTCCACATAGAATCGGACAGCCTATGTCGCCTCCCGGTCATGGAGATTTGCGAGCAGATGGCGCGCGACGGCATAGACGCGCAGTCTGCTTACATCGACGGGATGAAGAACGGCCGCGAGCCGCGCTGGATCGAGACTGGGTTGATGTTCCTCCGCGTCGGGTACGTGCGAGACAGCGACCTGATAGGCCGGTATGACTGGCCGACGCTGAAGAAGTATCCGGTCACGAGCGAGAGCGTCCTGTTCAATCTACTTCAGGGCCACCTGCGCATGATGCCCTGGAAGGCGTTCCGCAACGACCGCCGCGAGCTTACGTCGGAGAACGTCGCCGGTCGCAACCTCGACTGGATAACGCATTGCTGGTCAGATATGTCAATCTATGACGCCTGGATGGGGACTATCGCTTGAACTACGACCTGCCATGGTCTGACCACGCCGACCAAGTTTTCGGCGGAAAGACCTACGCGCAGCACGGCGACGACCTCATCATGCTCGCCATGTTCCACCAGCTTAAAATCTACAAGCCGTCGTGGCTGGATATCGGCGCGCATCATCCCTACCACCTGAGCAACACGGCGCTGATGTACGAGCGCGGAGGTAGGGGAATCAACGTGGAGCCGAACCCGGACTTGATGGAGGAGTTCCGCCGGCATCGGCCGGAGGACGATAATATATGCGCGGGCGTCGGTGCGAAGCCTGGGATGATGCGCCTATACCGCACGCTGGCACCTGGGCTTAGCTCGTTCGACCATTCCCTCGCCGCCAAGCACTGCGTTACCTCGGAGATCGAGGTGCCGATCCTGACTGTCCGTGAGATCGTGAACGGCAAGTTTCCCGACCTGCTGACGGTTGATGCTGAGGGCTTGGACATGGAGATACTGGCGAGCGTCGATTGGGCAGCGGACTCGACTCCGAAGATCGTGTGCGCCGAGGCGTTCACTGCTGACCGGGACGCGAGCGGAGACCTGCGGGGACTGCTCACGGCCAGTGGCTATTTCCTCCATTCCTGGGCCGTCAACAACATGATCTTCGCCCGCAACGATCTGCGCGAGAGACTCGTCGGATGCGGCTAAATCTCGGATGCGGCACGAACAAGCTCCCGGGATGGGAGAACCACGACGCCGACGTGGACATCTCCAAGCGCCTGCCGTGGCCAGGCGGCAGCGCCGACTTCATCTTCATAGAGCACTGCGTCGAGCACGTGGACTACTACGCGGCGATCGAGTTCTTCCGGGAGTGCTCGCGCGTCCTCACGCCTGGCGGAGTGCTCCGCGTCGTGGTGCCTTCGGTCGAGAAGGTGGCGAAGTGCGAGGATGCGGACTACCACAAGCTCGCCGCCAAGTGGGGATGCTCGCCTGACAGGCGCGGCGCGGTGGACGCGATACTCAACCGCCATGGCCACAAGACGGCGTGGACCGCGTCGCTCATGGCGGCCACCCTGCCGTTCTGCGGCTTCGGCGAAGTACGGGAATGCCGCGTCCACCAGTCGGAGCGACCTGAACTACAGAACGTGGAGGGTCACCACCGGGTCATCGGGGAAAAATATAATGAGATCGAGTCGATCGTCTTTGAGGCCACGGCGGACGCCGCTGAACGAGGGGCTGCTGCGCCTGCTCCGGTGCCTGCGGGAGAGCGAGTCGCCGTCGTCGTCGGCGGGTCAGAGAGCGTCTGGCAGGAGGTCGAGCAAGCGCGGGAGCTTTGCCGAATCGCCGGCGTCGCGCCGGAGTTCTTCGTCGTCAACGACATGATCGCCCAGTTCGCGGAGAAATGCGTCGCAGTGTCGCTGCACCCTGACAAGATACCGGGCTGGCTCAGCAAGCGACGAAGCGCGGGGTACCCAGAGCCTGACCAAGTATGGTCACACCGGACGCAGCGCGGGGTGGTGACCAATTTCTTGACCGACCATTGGGGCGGCTCATCCGGGCTGTTCGCGGCGAAGATCGCGTTCCAGGAACTGCACCACGGCCGGGTATTGCTGTGCGGGGTGCCCATGAAGGTCGAAGCCCAGCACTTCATCCGCCACCAGCGGTGGAACGCCTGCGCCGCGTTCTGGCGCGCGTGGCTGAGGCACCGGGAGCAGCTGATCAAGTACGTCCGCAGCTTCTCGGGTAACACGGCCGACCTGCTCGGCCGGCCAGACGTGGAGTTCCTATTGCCAAAGAGGAGGCGGCAGGACGCCGCTTAAAGTAGGGGTGCCATGATCTCCGACACGCAGTGCGCCATTCTGTGCGAGGCTATCTATGAAGACAACCGCGACTTCGCCGTGTTCGACGCCGGCGAGGACGACGGCATCTGCTGGGCCATCGAGCGCAGCAGCGACGGCGACGTCATCGTCCTGCGCGGGTCGCACACGGTCGCGGACTGGATACGCGACCTCATCGCGCTCGCGTCGCCGTTCACGCACCACGCGCTCGGGCCCGTGCACCCGGGTTTCCTGTTGGGCATGGAGCACGCCTGGAGCGAGATAAAGCCGCAGCTGATGGATTTTCCTCCGGTCGTCACCGGCCACTCGCTAGGCGCGGCGCGGGCGTCGATCTTGTGTGGGCTGATGCTGCTCGACGGGATCAAGCCGGCGCGGCGGGTGTGCTTCGGATCGCCGAAGCCGGGGTTCTCGCCGCTCGCGAGGATCATCGCCAGCGTGCCGGCGGCGAGCTACCGAAATGGGGACACGGCGCACCACGACATCGTCACCGGGTTGCCGTTCAGCTTCCCGCCCGAGGAGTACGTGCACCCGGAGCAGCTGACCTTCGTGGCCGGGGCGCCGCTGCCTGGCGACCCTCTCGGAATTTTTGCATTTCACCGGATGGCGTACTACAAGGCAGCGTTGCAGAAGGCGGTGACGTAGATGTCCGCTAAGTATCCGTTCCCCACGCTCGCTCTGCGCGACTGGCCGCACGAGGGCAAGGCCGGCGACCTCGACGCGTTCTACGGCAACCCGCGTGGTAACGGCGGTGCCAGCCCAGCCTGGGAGAACGAGAACCTCGTCTACGTGACGCCGCCGTGGGTAATGCGGGACGGGGGCCAGCAAGTCACCAAGATCCGTATCAACAAGAAGTGCGCCGAATCGCTCGAGCGCATCCTGCAGGCGGTGTGGGACTATGTGGGGCACGACCAAGCCGCGATCGACAAGGCCCACCTCTCGGAGTGGGGGGGGTCCTACAACTACCGCGCCAACGTCAACTCGCCCTCCTCGTTGTCGCTGCACGCCTACGGCGCCGCCTTCGACATAGCGCCGGACGAGAACCCCAACGGGCGGGCGTGGGCCGACAATGGCGAGATGCTGCCGCGCTGGTTCATCGACGCGTGTCTGGCGGAGGGCTGGTGCTGGGGCGGGGATTTCAACGGCACCAAGGACGCCATGCACTTCCAGGCGACCTACAACGCGCACGCGGACGCGCCAGTGCCGCAGCAGCAGCCGATCTCCTTGCCGGAAGTGACCGTCCAGCCCCCGACACAAGTCACCGTGATTCCCCCGACGGCCGCCGACGGCGACGTCCTGGACCGGATCAGACAGTTCCTGTTGAAAGAGACCGGCATCCTTCAGGACATCGAGACGCTGAAGCAGGGAATTGTCCAGGACGTGCAGAAGCGGATAGCTGACTTTGAGCGGATGCTCCCTGCTCCGCCGGTCGTGCGCTCGGGGACAGAGACCCAGACGCTCCCCACGTCACAGCCCACACTTCAGCTCCCCAGGCCAGCGGAACCGGCGCTGCAATGGATTACCGGGATCACCGCCACGGTGTTCGGCGGCGCCGCAGACCCAAATAAATCGGCCTACGACGAGCACGAGATCACCGACGCCGAGATGGGTTGCGCCCTGCCATTCCACTTCAAGGGGGACAGGCCGCACGTCTACGTCCGGGGGCCAAAGGGGATTATCGCGGTCCCGCCCGTGGACGTTGGCCCTTGGTACGACGGTCGCCCCGGGTGGCCGGCCGATCCCTGGTGGGAAACCAAGACTCGCCCGCGCGCGGAGTCTGATCCACGAACGAATGGGGCTGGCATCGACTTGACGCCAGCTGCGGCCCGGGTCATCGGCATTGATGGCAAGGGAAGAGTGGACGTGGCAATCGTCTCGTCTAGCCAGAAACCAACGGAGGAAACCATGCCGACGCCAACAACAGCTAATGTTCCAGTCATCAGCCCTTTCCAATCCAAAATCAACTGGACCCAGGTCGTTGGCATAGCGGCCTCAGCACTAGCGTTGTTCTCAGGAGGCAAGATGAATTTGGATGCAAGTACTCAGACGACGATTGTGTTTGTCATCCAGGCAGTTACCCAGGTCGCGACGATCTTGTTCCGGACTTTCGGCACGAGCTCCGTGACGCCGCAGTCGCTCCCGCCGAAGTAGAACAGGAGGCTTTTATGCCCGCGAACATGACCGAGCAGCCCGCTCATCCGCCGACCTTCGTTCCCGGCCAGCCGTTCCAGCTGCCGCAGATCAACCTGGCGGAGGCGGAGGGCGGCATCTCGGCCTTCGTCAGCCTCCTTCCGATCCTGGCGACGGTGTTCCCGCCGCTGGCGGTGATCGTCCCCTTCATCCCCATCATCCAGGGGCTCTTGAAGATGGGGCAGGCGCTGCAGAGCGCGGGGCACGACCCGCAGGCGATCGCGACGGTGCTCTCCACCCACCTGCAGCAGATATCGAGCCACGCGCAGGCCGCCGCGCCGGGCGGGGCGGCAGAGCCGGCCGCAGCTCCCCAGCCGACATGATGATGCGCGCCCGGGGGCGAAGCTGTGACCGCCACCAAGTGCAGCCCGCATGGGTGGACGCTGGATACTCTAGAAAGGTATCTGACCAGCGCAATCGATGCGGTGAAGAAAGAAGCCGCAGAGCGAGAGGACCGCAATAAAGAGCGGTTCCTGTCGGCCGAGAAGAGCGTGTCGACAGCAATGATCTCGGCCGAGAAGGCCATATCCAAGGCCGAGATCGCCGCCGACAAGCGCTTCGACGGGCTGAACGAGCTTCGCGGCGCAATGCAGGACCAGACGGCGACTCTGCTGCCGCGCGCGGAGTATGGCGCCCAGCATATCGCTCTCAGCGAAAAGCTATCCTCACTAGAGACGCGCCTGACCAAACTTGAATCGGCGATCGCTGGGAAATCACAGGGGATCAGCGGAGTCGGCGCCGTGGTGGCTGGCGCGTTCGTGGGGTTATCGGCGGTCGGGTCGATCGGCGCTTTGATAATAAGCATCCTAAAACACTAGATTTAAGGTGTTGGGAACGCACTTAGATGAGCAAATACGATGACGAAGTCGCGAAGATGCCGCGTCGGCGCGCGACCTCGAAAGAGGCGCAGCAATGGCGCTACGGGAGTGCATTAGATGAGAAAAGGCACGCTTTCTGGGAAAGCGTCCGCAAATACGTCCGCTACATCGGCGCAGCAGTCCCGATCGCGGCGGCCATCTCCTCCATCGTCAAAGCCTGGTGGCACAGCTAGCCGCCGCTACGGTCCGCTCGTAACGTCTTTGTCGGTGGGGATCTGCGTCGCGCTCGCTTTCCTGGGCCGCATGACGCCGATCAAGGTCTTGCAGAGCGAGACCACGACCCCGCAGGTTACGCGCGGCGGCGTATTCACGGTCGAGCGCCAGGTTAAATGGCTGCGGCCGGACTGCGTGAACGTGCGCATCACCGCCGAATTCATTGATTCCCTGGCCCCGGTCGGCTTCTCGCACAATATGCCGACGATTGACCTCGGGTTCCCCAGGTATGAGCTCAACACGAGCCGGGACTGGCAGGTGCCGCTCAACATGCCGTGGGGCGAGGCGACGTACAAATCGACGCTGGTGTTCGAGTGCTTCCCGTTCTACGGGGCGTGGCCGATCACGGTGGAACTCCCGCCCCTCAAGTTCGCCGTCGTCCCCTCGAAGGGCGAGGAAAAGTAAGGGATTGTTTTGTACAACCGTACGAATTTCGTCGCTTTGCCAGCGTGACCCTACGTCTGGTTTCATATTCATATTTTCCATATTGTCCTCCGCTCTGTTTATACCGAAACGGCGCGAGGCCTAAGCAACCTCGTTCCGGGCGCGCTGCGCAACGCAACCCACCTTCCCGGTTCCTCCCTGGGGATAGGTGGGATCGTCAGCGCGGCGCGCTATTTTTTCATAACGGCGGCTCCATTTTCTGCCCACCACTCGTCAAAGCCTAAAAGAGTGTGTCCGGCAATGACGGCGCTCCGCCACTTTTGAATGTGGTCGACCTTGTGAGTTGACGCTCCAAATAAGCGCCGCACCTCCCTAAGACCCGTTCGACCGAACCCATAGTTTTTCAGAAGGTCTTTGTCTGAACGAGCGATAATATCTCCTACTGTATTAATGTCGGCAAACGACAAACTATTATATATCATGCCGCTGATGATCTTTTCGTCGTACAGTTCTTTAAGCGTTTTTTGGGGATCAAACATCATGCACCTCCCCTCAACGCGGCCACCCGCCCGTCGACCAAGAGCTTGACCTCTTTTCTCTCGTCCTCGACGAGGCCACAGGCGTTGCGCAACTTTCTCTCCTCCCGCCAGCGGTCGTCGATGGCGTCGGCCGAATCGAGCGTCGGTAGCCAGCCGACGACCCACTGCCGGTACTGCTTCACGGTCTTGGGCAGCTTGGGCTCGGCCTTCGGCTCCGGCTTGGCCTCCTCTGCCTTCTTCTCGGAATGGCCCTCAGCGGGCTTGGCGTGGCCGCTGATGGTGGTCTGCGCCGGGGCTGGCTCGGTAGCCGCCTTCTTGCCCCGGCCCCTGGGCGGCTTCGCCTGCTCGTCCTGGCCGGCCTCCAGCTCGGCATGGACGGCCCCGTCCTGGAAGCCCTCCTCGGCCGCGCCGTTGGCCTTGGCCTCCTTGAGGCGCTCGTGCAGGCCGGCTGCGACGCCGGGGGACACGTCGATGGCGTTCGCCGCGCCGATGTTGGAATCCATGACCTCGTCCCGGCCATAGATGCCCATCAGGATGTCGGGGCAGTATTTGCGGCACCAGGAGCGGCTCGAGAAATACCATAATTGTTGGTCAACGTCGGTCGACCAAAGCGGTGAATTTTTGGGCTTGATGTTCCCGACTTTCGGCGAAGTGTAGATCAGCGGATCGACCTCCCCCCTGATGTGCCCGGTGACGATGCACCTTCGGTCCGCGCCCTCGCCCTCGTACGAGCACCGCAGGCGCTGCGCGAGCGGGGCGAACTTCTCGATAACCGCGTGGATCAACTGACTCTCCAGCGCCATCGTCCCGTTTACCTGGTAGCAGAGCCGCGCGACCTGGTAGGGCGCGAACCCCCACCGCTGCGACATATCGAGGACGGCGAGGCAAGCGCCGACGTTCTCGCGCAGATCCTTGTTGATCGCGAACCCGGCCTGCGCCATCCATTTCGCGTAGTCCACCTGCTGGGCAAAGTTCTGCAGGGTCACGCCTGCCGATTCCACCGGGATCATCATCGCAGCCTCGCGGGCCTCGTTCTTGACGACCGTGATCTCCGGTTCTCTCACTTCTGTTCTCACTTCTGTTGCGTCGTTCATCGTTCTTCTCCATCGGGTTTTGCAGCTTGCATTTTATTTATAGGTTGGTTCCTCGCCTGCGGCGCGCTGCTTGCGGGAGTATCCCGCCCAAGCCTTCCCGCCATGATACTGCTGTCCGGCTGGATATTCCTTGTCGAGCCAAGCGCGCAAGCACTCAACCCCGCAAAAGTAGGCATCGCGTTTGATGGCTGGATAGACCGCCATGGCGGTGACAGCCCCGCCGCCCGACGGCACTCGCTCGTTCAAGAGCGCAAGCCGATAATCCTCGCAATTGCTGGAGCGCGTTAACTGGTTGCCGCAGCTATCACAGGTAATCTCTACTTCCTTTGGCATTTGTATTTTCCTCTCTACTGTTTATTATAACATTTCACGCCGCCGACAGCGGCACTTAGTTTCCGCAGCAGAAATCGCAGCACGATTGATCGGGCTCGCAGTAGGGGCGACCTGGCTCCTGGATAGTCGGGCCCCCAGAAACGCCTTTGCTCTGATCACCGAGCACTAAATGAAAGAGCCGTGACTGCCGTTCCGCGATCTCGCGCTGTAGCCGCGCCACTTCCTCGGCGTAGGTCTCTCGCTTTGTCATTGTCGTCTCTCCTTCACGCCGCCGACTATGCGCTCGCCCCGTTTTTCAGTCTCTCCGCCGCTTCCGTCACCGCGCCCGCCGCATCTAGGTCGACGGCGACTGGCTCCGGCTGCGGGGGCCTGCTGAACTCTTCCGCCAGCCCGCGCACGCCCTCGAGCGCGGCCGTGGCCTTGGCGGCGAACACCTCGACGTGCCGCGAGGCCTCGTCGCTATGCCCGCGGATAGCGTCGGCCAGCCTGCGCAAGTTGTCGGCCACTTCCTGCGCTCCCTGCAGGAGCATCTCCGCCACCTCGTCCACTTCCCGGCCGGCCTCGACGCCGACTTTGTGCACGGACTTGAGGATCAACCCCGCCATCTTTATCGGGTCGGGGTTGGGTGGCGGCGGAACATATTGCGACATCTGCTTCTCCTCTGTATGTGGGCGCCGCAGCGAAGCGCCATCCAGGTCGCGGGGCAGCAGCTCGCGCGGCAGTAGTTTTTTCTCCATCTCCTCAGCCATGACCTCGCGCAGCAGCTTCCGCTCGGTGCTCATCCGGTTCCTCCTTGATTTGAACATCGTCGTCTCCATCAGGCTTGCGGTGCAAATCGCTCCACTCACATACTTCCCCGTGATGCCACGTCTTTGCATTTGCAAGAGGGGCGCGGACGTTATCCGGATCTCGCTCAATCACGACCAAGTCCTCCGCCGACCTCAATTATTGGCCTCTCTGAACAAACTATCAGCAAGGTCACCAATGAAGAAGGCGCCCATGCCAACTAGAGACCCAATCGCGATTTCATTGGCATCGTATCCGCAGAACTTCACCAAGTACCCGAGCGAAGCGCAGAAGAAGACCACCTTGGTGATGTTCCCTGCATTGCGCTTAATCTGCCTGCCGATCGCGGAGACGTTCACGACCAGAACCCTCCCCACCAGAGGATGAGGATCAGGCCGATCCGCACCAGGAGAGTGGCCGAGAACCTGCCGCCCCATGAGGAAGGCAACCTCTCAATGGCCTCAGTTATGCCAGACGCCTTAGCCAAGATTGGCACGACGGTGGTTACAACAAACATCGTTGCCAGGACCCACTGTGCTCCGCCCCACATTTGCGTCATGATGCTTGGACCACTAGAAAGGCGCAAATGAGCGCCGTCCCCATTAGGATAGCAATGCCCTGCCAAATTCTGGTAATTCGCGCGAACATGTAGCCGCCTATCCACGCTAAGCTGATTGCGGCGGTAATTTCGGTCGGAACGCTCATGACTCTGCCTCATCTGGCGACGGACACGGCCCAAGATATTCCCACCGATCTTCGCGATCCGGTTGCGCATAGCTTCCCCAGCCTTCATTGCCGTTCCTGTGCCATGTCGCGTTCCACCAAAGCGGAATGGCGCCAGTACTTCGGTATCGTCGTATCCAGTGATAAGCCGTTTTCTCTGGGAACGGAGGTACGAAACGAGACCGGAGTTCTGCAGAAGTACACCATGTATTTCTTTCGTGATCCGTTAACTGTTTGCTCATGACGCCAGCCTCTGCGCGATCCTATTGCGATAGTGGTCCTGCAAATCAATGAACGGCGCGTCGTCGTTCTCTCCTGGCCCCGGCCAATCGCCGGTTTTGAGGCACGAGGCGAAGATGTTGATGGCTTTGCGGTTCTGCTTCTCGCCCATGTCGAGGTCGTCGGGCTTGAGTTGAACGGTGCGGCCGCACCAGGGATTCTCCTTCTCGACGAACACGAGCGTGAAGGTGAACCGCTCCTTCGGGATGCCGAGGACTTCGACGGCGGCGGTGCGGACGCAAGCGGCCTGTTGGTGATAGCGGTGCTCAGTAATTTGGCGCATGAGGTCCGGCCAAGCGACCGACTGGCAACTTTTCAAATCGCAAAAATCACCCGACCCCGTCGGTATCGCGTCAGGCCGCGCCTTGAGCCACACGCCGGTCTCCTCGTCCTTCCAGAAGATGCTGCGCTCGATCTGGCCGTTGAGGATGCCGGCGCGCACCAGCGGAAGGCGCGCGAGCGACTCGGCCATCCCCTTGATGTTCTCCACGTCGGCCGCCGTCAGCACCGACTTGCCGAGCCGCTCCTGGTTGTCGAGCCACGCGCGGCACTCCAATCGATTCGAGTGCCACGGCTTCATGACGTTCGAAACCCTCCTATCAGGATATGATTCTGGCCTGATGCTGAACAATCTACTGAACCATTTTTCGCCCAACATCAGATGATGAACCGCGCGGCCGATGATGAAGTGCTTCGGGTCCTTCTGCTCGACGCGGCGCGGGTTGCCGCTCCACCGCGAATAAAAATGCGCAGGACTCCCGCCATTATCTGGGTCGATGCAGCGCAGGCCAGATGAGCTGATAGATGGCCCGATACAGATGACGCTAGAATGATAGGATTCAAGCGGAATACCGCGATAAAGCCCAGGCACGTTGATCGGTGCTCCATCCCATAGTTTAGCTTCCATATTTTTTCTCCATCGGGAATTAAAAACCTTGCCATACCTTGCCGGACCTTGCCCCGCCGGGCCCAACCTCAGCGCGCCTAACCAAACCTGGCCGCGCCGCTCACTAATCGCGATGACTTTTGCGCTTGCCAATGTAGGTCTCCTTCGCGCCGGCCGATCAAGCCCGGAAGCGGTTTCAGGGGTCGCATCTGCGACACCGAACGCGAAGGAGATTCGTGTTTGATGCCGCTTCTAACCGCGTTGATCGCCGCGGAAGAAAAACCTTGCCTCACCAGATCGTGCCGGACCTTGCCTGACCATGCCAGACCCCGCCAAGCCACGCCCAACTCAACCTGACCTTACCTAACGTTGCCCTATCGAGCCACGCCAAGATTCGTATTCTAGCAAATCCTGCCGCCCGCTGCAAATATTTATGGGCGACAGTCGCCGAACCACGTCGCCGGCATCGCCGTGGGATGGACGCATTGGTGGCTCGGCGGCGGGTGAATCCAGCGGACGCCGAAGGCGACCATCATCGCCGTGCTGCCGGCGACGAAGACCGCCGCGAGGAGGACGGTGGCGACGAACTGCGGGGTGGTCAGCATGGCGCGGTCTCCCGCTCGCTGACCTTCGGCTTGTCGGTCTCGCCTAGCAGGAATTGAACGTCGATCACGTCGCCGTCCCGGAGGTCTTCCCACTTCTCCTGGATGTAGATGTGCGCCGTCCGCTTGGTGCGGGCGTCGCGCCAGTCGTAGGGGTCGTAAGCCGCGCCACGGCACTGCGCGTTGATCATAATGACAAGCCGATCCATCGGGTTGCACGAGTAGCCGTCGCGGCGCAGGAGGTAGCGCTGCCCCTCGTTCTCGGGCACCGGCTTGATGCAAATGACCGGGATAAATGTGCCGGCGTCGCGGAGTTCCAGGACCTTAACTATCATTTCGCTCTCCATCGTTTGCTTAGGGCGGGAGTGGTCTTCGCTGATGAAGGCCGGGTCCTCGACCACTCCCCGGCTGGCCTTCGCGAGCCTCATTTTCCGTTGCATTGCGGGCACTCGTGCTGCCAATCGCCGCGGCGCTTGTAGAAACGCCAACCCTCGTCTTTCAGCGCGTCGACCCACTCGTCGAAGTGCATGCAGTCCGAACCGCGCTCTATCTGCTCGCCGCAAGCGTCGCAGGTGACGCTCTGCTTCCCGTGCTGTCTGTCGATGGTCATTTTCCGCTTCTCCATCGGTTGCCCGACATCATCTTCCGGCGCGGCCACTTGCTCGCGCGCCTCGGCGGCTTTCGCCCCCGCGCCATCGCCGCGGTGACCTCGCTCCACTTCTTGTCTATGCGCCGAGACTTGGCGACGATCGAGGTGTCGCGGCGGGACTTCTCGCGGTGGGCGGCAATGAGCCTTGGGGTTAGATTCCATGGCTCATTGATCGGCTCGATCGCATGCAAAATTCCATGATCAAAATGATAGAGAGAGATGATTTGATCAGCGGTCATTTGTTTTGCGTCCTCGTAAGGGATATCGCACAGCGCGAGCAGCGCGGACGCTAATTTTATCTTGATTGGGATATTTTTTCGGCGTTCGGAATCGGTTGGACGTTTCATGGATCAACCTGTCGGCCATATTGCCAGAATTAGTGTCATAGCGAAGATTTGACAGTTTCGAGTTCTTCCGTGTTCCATCATTGTGGCAAACAAGCTTTCCGGGAGGGCACGGCCCGATGAATGCCTCTGCTACCAATTGATGGACGAGCCGAGTCGCTGGTTTTCCATCTACGCATAGGTTCGCTCGCGGATAGCCATCGGGACCACTTTTGGTGCTCAGTATCCGTTTCTTTACATGACATATCCGGATATAAGTCCGTGGCAGAGACCGAACGCGGCCATAGTTAGAGACCTCATAAATCCCCTCATAGCCGCGGATCGGCAGCCAGACCTCGCCGAAGTCGAGGGGCTGATTAGGGGCTCTTTTCAAAATAGTATCCCACCAGCCATTGCCCTGCTCGAACTCAAATAGAGCCAGAACCTCTTGCGCGGGTGCCTTACGCCGACGGAGTTCTTCGCTCTGCTCTGGGGGAAGCAGGCAGGCCAGCGCCGCGGCGAGCCGCTCGGGCAGTGGGATGTAGGAGCGGGGACGCCTAGTCCGCATTTGCGAGCATCGCGCGGGCCCGCTGAAGTGCGGCGCCGAAGGTATACGGACGCCAAACAGCTACCTCATTGAGGGCTGGCGGGAACGGAATCCGAGCGAGGGGATTAGATTTGAATCTACATAATACGCCGAGACTCCAGTTATTGGTTCGCAAACCGCTGAAAAGTACTGCCCCAACAAACACAGCCCATCCATGCAGATGTAATTATACGGTTTGTCAGCTGGCTGCCGTTCCAGCCATGCGATCAGCGCCAAAAGGGTAAAAGGACCATCCTTCGCCTCGCCTCCCCGCTTCGTCTCTAGGAACATTGGTTTTCTCCCCCTCAGTCAGTGGTTTGCCGCGAACCCGCCCTCGAACCCGGGCGGGTCGGGGCGGCTCGTAGTTCGATTCCTCGTAGCTGATGAAGCTCTCGATAGTGGATTGGATAAGCTGCGCGAGCTCGTCGCGCCGCCGCTCGGTGTTCAGGTGCGGGCTATCATCGAGGAACACCTCGGCGAGGTCGTAGCAGCGCTGGTCGTAGGCCATCCGGTTTGTTCTCCATCAGCTGATTAAAAAGATGAAAGCGTAGAGTCCTACGAGCGCCAGGACGGAACATACGACAACCATGGCGGCGAAGCCGAAAGGGTCGTCCTTGATGTCGTCCTTTAGGCCCATCGTCCCCGCCCCGCCGGTTTGTGCATCTCGACCTCGGCGTCGATCTCGCGCCGCAGGAAGCCCAGCCGCGCCAACGCGGCCCGATACTCCGATTCGCCGATGTTGCCGTCCCGGAACTCGGCGTGGGCGGCGAGCGCCTTGGCGTACCAGATGGACCAAGGGCAGTCCGCGGCGGCTATAACAATCTGTAGGCTAGGATCGCGCATTTCGGCCCCCCGCCATCTCTATAAGCCGCCGGATGGCCGCCGAGCGCCCCAAGGGCGGCTTCTGGCCTGCCCGCCAACGGTCCAAAATGCGCAAAACTGCGTCGTTCATGCGCAAACACATGGGTTTATCCATGGTTTTGCCCTTCGGGCGGCCCGGACCTGGCCTCATATTTCCCGTCATTTTTTTCGTTTCCAGCCATTTTTAGTATTTACAGCGCCGCATATTTCGGATTATATACAAATATTGCCGCGATGGCAAACCGATGGAGAACGCAATGGCAAACCTTCCCCTATTCCTGACTATCCGAGTCGCCGGGCAATACCGCGACCTCGGGACTTACGTGCAATACGAGGCGCTCGACGCGGCGCGGCGGGCGGCCTCGCGCACCGGCAAGCTCATTGAGATGCTCGACGTGACGGGGCGGCTGGTGGCTACCTACGGCACGCGCCTGAACGTGAGGGTGTCATGAGGGCGCCCTGGCTCGTGTGGAACGCCGCGGCGGCCCTGGCCTTCGGCTACGTGCTCGGCGTCGTTATTTTCGGAGGGAACTGACATGGCCTACACATTCTCAATCAGGCGCATGACCTTTGAGATCCCGACCCTTGTCGAGTGCTCGGACACCTACACCAACGTGCGCGACGGGCTGGGCCTCGGCGCTTCCGGCCTGCCGCCCACCGCGCTGTACCGGGACGGCAAGCAGGTGGGCCACATCAGCTACAACGGCCGCATCTGGGCTGGTAGCGCGGCTGAGTGGACCAGCAAGACCCCTCTGCTCTACGACAACCGCGGGGTCGGCGAGCGGCGCGTTACCTGCGCCATCTGCGGGATGGCGGTCAGGGCAAGCGAGACGTGCGGAGTTTGCGAGCGGAACCTAAAACCGATGGAGAAACAGCTATGATGACCACGATCCAGTGCGCGACCGCCGACACGCCCCCGCCTGCGGGGAAGCCCGAGCCGAAGCCAGCCGTGCCAACCGGGAACGCGAAGGTAGACGCCGCGAACGCGGCGCTGCCGGACATCCCCGCGGCGCTCCGGCGGGCGGCTGGGCAGGACAAGAAGCCAGCCAAGCCCCCGTCCGCCCAGTCGAAGGAGGCCAAGCTGAGGGCCCTGCGGGAGACAGCCGCAGCGAAGCCTCCCGCCAAGAAGGCCACCAGCAAGGCAGGGAAGGCCGCCGGTGCGCCAGCTAAGCCGAAGGCGGGCAAGGCAGCGCCCGCGAAGAAGCCCACCAGCGCCGCGCGCAAGGGCTCCAAGCTGGATATGATTGCCGACCTGTTGCAGCGCCGGGAGGGATGTACCGCTGCGGAAGTGCTCAAAGCTTGTAAATGGACAGCCGTTTCAATGCCGCAAATGGCCAGGGCGGCTGGCCTCGTCCTCATCAAGGACAAAAAGCCGGGACAGGTTACCCGCTATCGCGCGAAGTGATTCGTGCTTCCAGCCTTTGGCGGCGGCTTCGGCCAGATCCTTTTGCGGATCGTAGTCGCTCTCGCTTGATGGTGTCGAAGTCACGGCCGTCTCCTTCGAGAATCGCGTCCCCTTCTGCGAACGTTTGCCAGCGCTCAACGGCGACCTCAACATAAGCTTGAGCAATCTCAATCGCATTGCACCGACGCGCCGTCATTTCGGCGGCGATAATCTGAGTCCCGGAACCACTAAACGGCTCATAGACCAAGTCGCCGCTCTTTGTGTGATTTTCGATTGGTCGCGTGAACAGCGCGGTCGGCTTTTGGGTTGGGTGGATATTATCATTTTCGCGCCCAATCTCCCAGACCGTGTCCTGATCCCTTCCTCGCAGCCAAGCGCACCGTTTGCCTCGTATCCAGCCATAGAAGCACAGCTCATGCCGCCAGTGATAATCACCTCGCCCCATGATCAGAGATGGCTTGACCCAAATAATCTGCCTATGGATAAGGATGTCTGCTGCTGCTGCTGCTGCTGCTGCTGCAAAAAACGTGCCCTGAGTGAGCATCGGATGCCATAAATAAAATGCTGGATTAGCGATTAGATGTGGCAGCGCTGTGCGAATAGTCGACTCAAGGAAAGCCTGCAATGCGACTCCGTCCAGGTCATCATTTTCAATGGTCTTGTTGACGTGCGTCGCGTAGTTTTTTCCATTTCCGCCTTTCCTCACGCTCGCGGGCCGCGAGCGTGAGTTGGCGATATCACCGTAGTCCACGCCGTAGGGCGGATCGGTGTTCATGAGCGCGGCTTTCTCTCCGGCCATCAACCGGGCTACGTCCGATTTTGACGTAGCATCCCCGCATAACAAGCGATGCTTCCCGAGTATCCAGAGGTCACCTTTGCGGACGATTGGGGTGACTGGCGGCTCAGGCGTCGCCTCTGGGTCAGACCCGTGTTCTCGGTCCTCAAATTCGAGTAGTTGCTCGCCGGTAAATCCGGTGAGCGACAGGTCGAAGCCAGCGGTGCTGAGCAGAGCGAGTTCGCCTCGCAGGAGCGGGATATCAAATGCAGACTTGTGGGCCGATTCGTTGTCTAAAATTCTGTAAGCAGTACGCTCCTCCTTCGTCCACCCGCGAGCGACGCAGACCGGCAACTCCTTGATGCCGGCTTTGACCGCCGCGAGCTTGCGTCCGTGCCCGTAGATGATCTCCCCGCCCTCGTCCACGAGCAGTGGGTTGGTGACGCCGAATCGCTCCATCGAGCGGGCGATGAGCGCGATCTGCTCATCGCTATGGATGACCGGGTTGTTGGGGTACTCGCGGATTTTCTCGATGGGCCAGCGGGTGACCGAGTCGGCGGGCCAGGGCCGCAGCTCGTTTGATTTCTTTGCCATGCTTGGTGATAAATCTTCTGGCGCGTATTGACAATACTCGGCGGGAGGATTCTAGTTCTGGTGCCGACAGCCGCTCCCCGTTCACACAATCACACACCGCAGGAGAATCCAAAATGCCGAGGCCGAAGGGCAGCAAGAACAAGCCGAAGACACCGACCGACGACACGCTGCAGAGGACCATGCAGCTCGAGTTCCCCACCGAGAAGGACTTCAAGAACTTGGTGCGCAAGGTCAAAGTCGCTGAGGGCACCAAGAACGAGGGCGTGAGCGAGATGGGCGGCATCATCTCGGACGCGGTGGAGAAGAAGCACCTCGACAAGCGGGCGTTCAGCATCTTCCGCAGGCTAGACCGACTCGACGATGACAAGCTCGCGATTTGCTTGGCGCATTTGGACCATTATCGACGAATCGGCCTGCTCGACGAGCGCGCGAGCCGACAAGCGGAGTTGTTCCAGGAGGCGCAGGCTGAAGAGCCCGAGCGCGGTGAGGAGCCGGAACAGACGCCGCGGCGCGGCCGCCCGCCGCTGCGGGCCGTCGAGAACGAGGAAGAGGCCGAGGCCGTCGCGTAAATCCAGGCACGGGGCGCGCACTCCCAACACCCAGCCCAGCGCGCCCTGGCAAGGCGGCCGGCCCGAACGTACCCAGGCCGGCCGTTTTCCTCGCCATGGCCTAGCGTGCCGAGCCGCAGCATACCGAGGCATGCCCCGCCCATACCGCGCCGGGTATCGATATTCTAACACAAAAGACTAAACCGCGATGCGAATTTTAGGCATTGATCCGGGCATTGTAGGCGGCATTGCCGTCATCGAGACGTGCACTCCATTCGACTGCCCTGCGCTCATCGCCGCTGCTGACATTCCTATTGCCGGGACCGGACCAAAGCGGCGTTTAAATGCCGTCTGGCTTTTGAATTGGATACGCCGGTGGAAGCCGGAGCGAGCCTTCATCGAGCGCGCGCAGGCCATGCCGGACCAGGGCGCTTCCTCCGGCTTCCTCTACGGCCGGGTCACCGGGGCGCTAGAAGCCGTCGTGGTGCTCTCTGGCATCCCGCTGGTCGTTATAGAGCCCGCCGTCTGGAAACGCGCCCTTGACCTTCCTGGCGCGAAAGCGGCCGGCTCGGTCGGGGCTGCCAAGGAGGTGGCCAGACAGAAGGCTTTGCAGGTCTTCGGGGCGACGGCGCTGCTGGCGTCGAAGGCGCACCACGGGCGCGCGGAGGCCTGCCTGATGGCATTGTACGGGGCGGAGAGCTATGATCGACCAACAGAGGAAGCTGAACAATGCCGAAGCGTAGCGCTGTTCCGATAAGTATTTATGGCGGCTTAAACATGCCAGGGAAGATTACGTCCACTGGGTGGGTATTGCCGAAGAAAATGACCGAGCGGCAGTGGGTTGATGCTGGCCTATGTCTTCAGCGCATTGAAGGCGCGGTGCAATGGTGGCTCGGCGATTGGTGGACGTATGGCGAGCACGCCTACGGCGCGCGCAAGGCGCTGTTCGAGGAAGGTGAGCCGCTGGAGGACATGGAATTTCAGACAGTGAGAGTGTACGGCTATGTAGCGCACAACGTTGATCTGGATCAACGTTGTGCAAATCTGAGTTGGACCCATCATCGGCACGTAGCCGACTTATCTCCAGCCGAGCAGTGCAAATGGCTTGCGCGCGCGGTCAAGGGTGAGCACGGCAAGGCTTGGTCGTCCAATGAACTGAAGTCCGCGATTGCCAGAGAGGCCGCCCTTGCTCGCACCGAGCAGGTCGAGTTCAATGCCAATGCTCTCGGCAAATTCATCGTGCTATACGCGGACCCACCATGGCGCTACGAGAATCCGCCGATGGGGGGATCGAACCGCTCTATCGAAAACCATTATCCGACAATGGACCTTGAGGAAATTTGCGCGCTGCCCATCGCCGAGATTGCTCACGAGAACTCGGTTCTGTTCATGTGGGCGACGTCGCCCAAGCTCGCGGAGTGCATGACGGTACTCGCTGCTTGGGGGTTCAATTATCGCACCGACATGGTGTGGGTCAAAGACAAGATTGGCATGGGCTATCACGTCCGCGAGAAGCACGAGTCGCTGCTGATTGCCAAACGCGGCGAGCTTCCGCCGCCAGCCACGGACGCGCGCCCGGATTCGGTGGTCGAGGCACCGCGTCTTGAGCACAGCGCAAAGCCCCCCGTGTTTTATGATATTATTGATAGGATGTACCCGAACGTGCGCAAGATTGAGTTGTTCGGGCGCAACTGTGGAGAGCGCAAGATGTGGGACTATTGGGGAAACCAAGCAGCAAGAGCGCAGGCAGCCGAGTGATCCGCGACTTCCACATTGATCACGCCGCCGAGCAAATACAAGGCCGCGCTCCCGAGTTGGTTGCTATTCTAAAAATGGCGTTCCCAGACGCGACCAGCGGAAAATATTTTCCGGCAGGCTCAATAGAAAATCGCTCTGGCATAGATTGTTCTGTTGCCGTTCCGCACGGGCCAGCAGTCATGATTGACTGGAAGCTGAGAAAGCGACAATGGGGTGATATCGCTCTGGAGTTTAAGCATGAGCACGATGACGGCAGGATCACTCTGGGGTGGGTCGCTGACACCGGAAAGCTTTGCAATTTGTTCGGCTATGTATTCATGCCGACGTGGACATGCTGGTTTCTTCCGCGCGAGGCAACGCAAAAGGCCTGGGACCTCAACAAAGATGAGTGGTTAAGGTCATACGGTGAGGCGCGTTCCAGGAATCCGGATTATTGGAGCGTGAGCTGTCCCGTCCCAACCTCTGTTGTCCGCAAAGAAATTGGGGGCGTACGGATCGTCACGCCGTCTGCCGTCGAGGCAATTGACCGTTACCCAGATGGACCATTCGAACACTATTGTCGTTGCGGAGCATGGGGCGCCTTCGGCTACGGCGTTCACCTGCGTTCTGGCAAGCTCGGGGCGTGGTACTGCCGGGAACACCGCCCCAAGGCAACGGCCTGAGCGGGAGACGGCGACCGCGATTACAGCAGGCACCTCACGCGACGGTGCGCCCGGGTCTGACAGCGAGGCGTCCCTCTTCCCGTCCCCGAACCTCCCAGGCCGCCAAGCGCTTTGGCTAACCTGGTCCGCGGTCCATCTGGGGAAGCGTAAGTTTACTGTCACCTGTTTACCGGCCGTCTCCCGCTCAGCGCGTTCCATATATCATTTGTAGAAAAGGTAGGGAACCGAACTTTCTTCCGTCCGCCGAATCATTTATACGCGGCGCCCATGTCGATCCGCATAGAGATAGACCTGACCGACGAGACGGCTGGCTGGTTCAGCGGTCTGTTGTTCGACCTGAACGCGGTCGCCAGCGCCAAGGGCGAGCCTTGCTGGACTCCGGGCGAATTGGCTTCCTCCCTGCTGCGCCAGATCGCGGAGGAGGATGTGGCCGCGCATGAAACGCCTCGCGCCAGCCACTGATTCGCGGCTGGATGCCGCTCCGCTCGGGGCAACCAATCAACATATAGCGCTTCCATCTCTCAAGACCGCTACGGATAGCGCTTGCATTTCTCCGTCATATGCGCGACAAAAAGAAACCCGCCGAGCCCGATGGAGAACTCGGCGGGTGAACGATCCGAAACTGCCTTTGAGCGGGTATTTCGGACCTGACGGATGGTTTAACGGCATATATAGCGCCGGTCAAGCCTCCAGCAAGTCCATCTCCTGCCCAAAGACATGATTGGACCGCCCGTTTCTTGGGGATTGGTTCCGCATGCCTCCACATCACGGCGCTCCGCCAACTGCCGCAACGTGCGTCTCCGCCAGGAGAGCGCGAGTTGCCTGGGCGCGCTTGGGGGTTCTAGGCCGCCAGTAAGCTGCGGCCCCGGTTGGCCGCGGCTCCCGCGCAGTGGGGGCGGATGAGGCAGGGTGTAGGCGGACGTACAAGTCGTCAGCCCGGATGCCGAAACTGCGTGAAATGCCGGGCACAGGTCGCTCGTAACGGGGCGGCCCACTCCCCTGCCTTCCCAATTCGGCTTTCTGGGCCGAATGGGGGGTAGGGGGGTGCTGAGAAGAGAGAGAAGAAAGAAAGAAAGCTACCAAAGAAGAAAGTTAAGAAAGAATAGACTCTCTCTAGAGGATGGAGGGGCGACCTGATGGAGCAAAGCGCATGAACCGGGAGCTGTGGGCGCATCAGGCGCAGGCGCTCGAGAATCTGCGGCAATCGGTGCGGCAGGGGGTGCGGCGCGTGGCGCTCCAAAGCCCGACAGGGTCTGGCAAGACGGCTTTGGCTGCGGCTGTTTGCGAGGGGGCACTGCGCAAGGGCAACCGGATGGCGTTCGTGGTGCCGGCGATATCGCTGGTGGACCAGACGGTGCAGGCGTTCCACGAGGAAGGCATCAAGGATATCGGGGTCATCCAGGCGAACCACCAGCTGACGGACTGGGGTCGCAAGGTCCAAATATGTTCCGTGCAGACATTGACGCGGAGGGGCGCGTGGCCAGAGGCGCAGGTGGTGGTGTTCGACGAGTGTCACCAGCTGCACGAGACGCACAAGCGCTGGCTGGCCGACGAGAACTGGAGGGGCGTGCCGTTCATCGGCTTGAGCGCCACGCCGTGGACGAAGGGATTGGGGAGGCATTTCGAGACGCTGCTGGTGGCTGCGACGACGGGGGAATTGATTGAGAAGGGGTTCCTCTCGCCGTTCCAGATCTTCGCCACGGGGCACCCGGACCTGCGGAACGTGAAGGTGGTTGCGGGGGACTACCACGAGGGGCAACTGTCGCAGGCCATGCAGCAAGGCGGTCTGTCCGCCGATATCGTGCAAACATGGCTCAATCGCTGGAACAAGGACAAGACGTTCTGCTTCGGGGTCGACTGCGCGCACGCGAAGGCGCTGCAGGAGAGGTTCACTGCTGCTGGCGTGGCTTGCGCCTACCAGGACGCGAAGACGCCGACGGCGGAGCGGACGCAGATCAAGCGGGATTTTCATAATGGCCAAGTACGAATTGTCGCGAATGTTGGCACGCTCACGACCGGGGTTGATTGGGATGTGCGTTGCCTTGTGCTCGCGAGGCCGACGCGGTCGGAGATCCTCTACACGCAGATCATCGGCCGCGCGCTGCGCACCGCGCCTGGCAAAGAGCGCGCGCTCGTGCTCGACCACAGCGACAGTACGATGCGGCTGGGTTTCGTGACCGACATCCACCACGAGCAATTGAACGGCGGGAAGGAGGCGGCGAAGGCGGAGCGCAGGGTTTCGCTGCCGAAGGAGTGTCCGCGGTGCCACGTGCTGAAGCCGGCGCGGACGCGCAAATGTCCGAACTGCGGGTTCGAGACGCAGGCGGTAAACGGCATCTACGAGGACGACGCGGCTGAGCTCGTCGAGGTCACGAACGGCGCGCGCAAGCGGGCGGGGAAGCGCCAATGGTCCGAGTTGGAGAAGCGAGTATTTTATGCTATGCTACTCGGGTACAGCGGCGAGAAGGGATACGCTCGTGGCTGGGCATCTCACAAGTACAAGATCAAGTTCGATTGCTGGCCGCGCGGCATGGATGGCGTCGGCGCTATAACTCCGTCCCTTGAAGTCCGCTCGTGGATACGTAGCCAGCAGATAGCATGGGCGAAGAGCAAGCGGAGGGAAGAACAGTCGCAACAAGAGGGCAACGCATGACCGAGGCCGAAAAGTTCGCGTGTGCGAAGCGGGAACTAGCCATGCGCAAGGCTGCATATCCACGCTGGGTGAAAGAGGGGCGGATGAAACAGGAAGACGCCGACTATCAGATCGAGTGCATGGCGGCGATCGTGCAGGACTATCGCAAGATTTGCGAGGGCGAGAGGCTGATATGAGCAGGCGCCGCCGCGGCCCAGACGAGCATGACCTAAAGCTGGAGGGGGTGTTGCTGGCAATCGGAGTGCACGGGCCGAGCGCGGTGTTTGATCACGTGTCCGACTACAAATGGCTGCGCGACAACTATCGGTACGGGTTCCACCAGGTCAAGGCCAAGTTGCGCGAGACCGGGATGGAGCGGCATGAGGTCGAAGATATACTGCTCGAGAAGCACGAGAACGAGTGCGTCTGTTGGCGTTGCGTGATGCGGGTTCACGTTGCCGTCGTGAGGCACTTGGCCGAGTTACGTGCGCGCGTCGATTTGCAGGATATCTATCCAGAAGACGACGGAGGAATGTCATGGACGCCATAGCTATCTTGGCTGAGGTCGCCGCCAAGCACGAAACTACGGTCTCGGCGATACGCGGTCGCTCCAAGCCGCGCGGCAATGGTGGCAGCATGCTCCAAGCGAGGAGAGAAGCGGCGCAGCGCCTGACGCACGAGCGGAAGCTATCCAGGCGGCAGGTCGGCAACCTGCTGGGCGGCCGCCACCGTACGACGATCCTCGCCTACATCCGTGACGGCTACATGGAGCGCAAGCTGGAGAAGCTTCGCCGTATTAGGGAAGTGTGATATAATTCATAGACAACAAGTAAGTGAGAGATTCACAATGGACCTTCAACGCTTCTGCGGCACCGACGAAACGCGGCCCTATCTGTTAAAGCCGTTCACGCGCTGCGGCAAGACCTACGCCACCGATGGACGAATCGTCGTGCGCATTCCGCCACAGGATGGGATAGGCGACGTGGACCAGCAATTCAACGTGGAAAAGCCCTTTGAGGGCATGGAGGTGGCCACGTTCGAGCCGCTTCCCGCATTTGAGTTGTCGCCGGACGGGATTGTGAGGAGTGCGAGGGGCGCGGAGTTGAATACGAATGCCCTGGATGCTCCTGCGTCTGCCCGGCCTGCGGCGGGAGCGGAGAGGAGCCCCCGTGGTACGGCAAATCGATCCAGATTGATGGCGTGGCTTTTTCTGGGAAGTACATGGTGATGGTTCAATCTCTGCCGAAGGTCGAGATTGCCAAAGCTATTCCTGAGAAACCCTTGCTGTTCCGGTTTGACGGCGGCGAGGGCGCGCTGATGCCGCTGAAATCGCCCAACGCGCAAAACATAATCGCGCGCTGACGGGCCTTGAGCGAGGGACTTTTATGAGATGGGAACCATGGGATTTTGGTTCAATCATTTTCGTCCTTACGGTTTGGGGTGTGTGCTTGTTTCTAGCAGTTCGCTATTCGCCGCACTGATACGGAAACGCAACACGGGCCTTGAGCGAGGGAAAAATGCGGTGGGCACAACGTCAGCGGCTGGCTTTTATCGGAGACCGCTTGCGTTCGGGTGCCGTCGTGAACCGCAGCGATCTAATCCGGACGTTTGGGATCAGCGCGGCGCAAGCCGCCCGCGATTTCAGGAGCTTCTTAAAATCTCACCCTGGGGCAATGAAATACGACACCAAGAGCAAAGCCTATGTGCCGAACCGTATGGTGACGGTGGCTACTCGCAACACTACGGCCGCCGCCGACCGGCTGATGCGAGCCGACGATGCAGAACTTGAGACGATCATGCGCCACGATCCGAGCATGATCAGGGACGTAGCTGCGGCGCTTATCTACGAGCGCCGCGCTCATACGGAAACACTGAGGGAGTCGTGAATGCCATCGCTGATTGATGACCGCCCAGACCTGATAGACCCGGCGCCCGGATCGCGCTGGCGACACAAACAGCGTGGCCACGTCTACGAGGTAATAACGGGCTGTGCCGCGCTCCAATGCTCTGCGGCGCCCGAGTTTGAGCGCATGTTCGATGAGAATACGGTTGGACCGTTTACCGCAGCGTTAAACCCCTCTCTGTGTGGGTCAGGCCGACCGCTGAGTTTATGGACGGACGTTTCGAGCCAGCAGACGAAAAAGAGTGTCCATCATGCGGCAGCAATTCAGATGCCCACGCCATCACTTGCACGTGGAAGCCATGATCCCGCATATGTCAGACGCTCTCCGCCGCCATGCTGACCTGATCGGCAGGTCGGACGATCCAGATACAGCAACGGCTCTCCGATGGGCTGCGGCCGAGATCGATAGCTTGCGTAGCGCTCTCAAGCAAGCTTTGCGTCAGTGGAAAATGTACGCCGAAATGGTCGAGGGCGGCTAAAATGGCTGACACGATCCTCGATCGGTTGGAAAACTTTTCCCTCTACGCCTATCCACCCGGCGAGGGCGTGTACGCCATGCTGCGGCTTCATAAGGCCGCAAAGGCCGAAATCGAACAACTACGCAAGCAGCGTGACGATTATTTCAGGAGGCTGGGCGAGGCGGGCTTGGTCTCTCTGGCAGAAATGAACAACTGACGCGCTGATTGTAAATCAGGGAGGGACTTTGATGCCAACCGCAAACAATGAACTTCGCGCCGACATGGAGCGATATTTCGGTTCCATCGATCTCCATGGCCCGTTGCAGTTCCTAAAAAATAGCGATTGGAGAGAGGAAAAAGGCTTCCTTCTGACAATGAAGCCGCCGCAAGAGATCAGCCGCAAGGAATGGGATTGCGTCAACTTTCTGATCCAAGAATGGGACTTCGACTATGGCGATACTTGGTGGGAACGCCGGACCTGCAAAGCGCCGCAAACTTGAGAGGACGCAATGCCATACCGCCGAGTGATCTACACGACCTACGATTCGTGGAAACTCGCCTCGCCAGATGATGAGTGGGAGCCGGAATGCTGCAAGTGCGATGATGCGGGTTGCCCAGAGTGTTGCGAAACGGAGCCGGTAACCTTGGACGATCTCGACATGCAAGACGCCCTGGAAGCCGACGGCGAGAAGTTGTGCCAGCTTACCTGCGAGGATCATGGGCCGTTCCGGCTCAATGATGATTGATGAGCAAGTGAAAACGAGTTCCCGCGCCTCGGGGATTTCAGGGGCAGAGGGCTGCAAGATGGTAAATCACCCGAACCGGAAGAAGGAACGCGCGGTGCTCGTCACTACCGCACATCGCGGCGTGTTCTTCGGCTACGCCACCAAGACGGACGGCGCCACTATCGCGCTGCGGGCCGCGCGCAATTGCATCTACTGGTCAAGCGATGTGAAGGGATTCCTTGGCCTCGCTTCGACCGGCCCGAGTAAGTCCTGCAAGATCGGGCCGCAGGCCGATATCGAGCTGCGCGATATCACTTGCGTTGCGGAGTGCTCGTCTGATGCCGCCCAGGCATGGGAGAGCGCGCCATGGAGCCGCTGATCCTTAGAGGCGAGCCGGCGAAGGCGGCGAGCCTTCTCGGGTCCGGGTCCGGGTCCGGGTACGGGGACGGGGACGGGTCCGGGGACGGGTACGGGGACGGGTACGGGGACGGGTCCGGGGACGGGTACGGGGACGGGTACGGGGACGGGTCCGGGTACGGGGACGGGTACGGGGACGGGTCCGGGTCCGGGTCCGGGTCCGGGTACGGGTACGGGTCCGGGGACGGGAGTAAAGAATATTGGCTGGCCACCATTGACGCTTTCGCGTCTCGCTGGCCAGACTTTTTTCGTAAGCGATTAGTTGCTCTCCGAGCCGCAGGAGCAACGATCGCCTTTTGGCGATCAAGCGCCACCGGCCATGCCGCAAACGGCGGCGGAAAAATCGAAGCCGCTGCGCCAGGTGTCGTGCATACCGCGGCCGGTCCTCTCAATCTCTGCAACGCAGGCACGCTTCACGCCACGCTACTGCCGCCGAAATGGAAGGGCGAGCGCTGGTGGATCGTTGCTCTCACTGGAGAGGTCATCGGTGACGAAGAAAAGTATGGTGCCTTGAGCCGGGAAATCTTGGGCGAGGCTCTGTGAGTCCCGCGCTCACTTCTGCAAAGCTAGAGGAACGATGACAATGCACGCGCCGGGGCCTTGGGAATTGGAAAGAGGCGGAGGGGACAATAATCCGCGAAGCGGACGGTAGTGCAATCTGCCAACTCAAGTACCTCAAGGGCCGTTACGGATTGGGCGGCCGAAGGAATGACGAAGAGGTCGAAGCCAACGCTCGCCGCCGCCCCTGATCTGCTAGAAACCCTAAAGGCCATCGCGAGAAATTACGACAACCAGGACCTCAACCACGTCGATTTCCGTGTGAAGGCAAAAATCGCGGCAGAGGAAGCCATTGCGAAGGCCGAAGGCAAATGACCCTACGTCCCACACAAGGATATTGCAGCGAATGCAACAACACAGGATGGCTTGACTGCTATTGCGGTGGCGACCTGTGCGTGTGCGAGAACAACGGGGAATATCCCTGCCCATATTGTGACGGCGGTGCCGCCTGTGATGATGATTGCGACCTTGAGGAATACGACGAGGCCGGCAAATGACCGCCCCTCGCCCAGAGACGTTTCGCCCGAAGGCTACGCGGGCTGAGATTATGAAGGTAAGAGGTAAGCTGCTTGATTGGCTCGAAGAGCAGTGCCAGCCGGTTTACATGGCTGGCAGCCGCGTGCTCCGCGGGCTCGACTCGGCGTTGATTGGCGCCACGCCCAACCCGAAGGTCATCGAAATGTTGGCCGCCGACGTGGCCGAACTAGAACGCGCGCTCGCTCATCACCGGAATGCAGTATGTGGCTGATTTGATTGGATCGCGTGCCCCATCGGGCGAGAGGACGGGCGAGGAAGGATGAAGATGGATAGGCTGGAACTGATCGTGTTCATGATACCTTGGCACGGCATCCGAAAATGGATCGCGCGCCGCATCGGTCAGCCGGTCGCGTGGCCCGGCGTATCGCCGGGGTGGACCATCGGAACCAAGACATTTATCGCGGACAACTGACCCGCATTTCGGTCGAAAGCGAGAGGAAACATGGATAATCCAGAGCGCCACCTGAAAGAGTTCATCCGGCAGTATTACTACGGCGAAGTCTCAGACGAGACCGTGGACGCCGACGCCGAAGCGCTGATCAAGTTCATGCAGGAACGCGGCTGGCAGTTTGAACCAACGCCGCGCTGATCAGTAGGAAGCAAAGGAGACTTATTGCGAAGTGTTGCTGGAACGACTCGGCCGCTAGGGTATCCACTCCCGATGCGAACACTCACGGATAGACGGGGAAGTTCACTGACGACTGCCCGCGTGCTGTCAGACTGGCCGTCCGGAGGCCATAGCGAAACACGATCGAGCAACCGGGGCAGGAAGCCGACCTGGAACAGCAAGACTTCGCAATGAGTCTCACATCCATCACACAAGGAAACCAGAATGGGCACCAAGAACAATCCGGCCGAGTTTGATTGCTACGCCAACGCGCTGCCGGATGAGCCTATGTTCATCCTTCTGGCGCGCGATCCGTCTGCCCCTGGGCTGGTTGAGGATTGGGCATCGATCCGAAACAAGGAATGCCACGAAGGACGGCGCCCAATGAGCGATCAGGCGATGGTGCGCGAAGCTCTTGAATGCGCCGCCAAGATGGTCGAGTGGCGCAAGGCCAACGATGGGGCGTGGCGCAAGCCACGCGCATTTATCAAAACAGGAGGGGAGACATGATCCGCAATTACTCGGGAAGCGACCGCGAGGTGGCAAGCGCCGTTAAGGAGCTAGAGAGTTTCATTGGCGACATGGGCAGTGCCGAATTGGCCGATGATACCACGATCGATGCCACTGATGCTGCCAAGGCGCTCGATCTGCTGATCGGCAGGCTTAACCCCCCGGCGCGTTCACGATGACTGAGCGCGGTGAAAAATGTCCGCATTGCGACGGCAAAGGCATAACGCCAATGGCGACCATTACGATAGCGCTGCCGCCCAAGCAACGGAGATTTGCACAAGCAGGCAACCACTGAGAGAAGTCACTACTACGTGGCCTCTTGTTGCCAGCGGGCGATTGAGGAAATCAAGAGATTGCGCCGAGGCGTTCTCACTCTGGCAATCGTTCACGATCCGAAGAAACGTCGCACTGATATCTGATGAGGAAACGCAATGGGCCTTGCTCACGAACTTCGCCGAATGGCCGATCAATACGAGACAACTATGGCGGCGGCTGACCGCATGTTGGTCGAGAACGAGCGGCTGCGGGCGGCGCTGGAGATGATCGCTGGTCGGCGGCAATGCCTCGATAACCTACTAGGCAATGTAGAGATTGCGCGCCAAGCGCTCGATCGTGAGCAGGAAGAGGAGCCTGGCGTCGTCGGCTTAGACGGCACGCGGCATCCATTCTAAGGCGATGATAGATGAGGAGCGAGGAAGCCATGATCTGGAAAATCATCAACGCAATTTTCGGGGTGGTCGCCCGTTGGATGACCCGAAAGGAATACGGCCCAAACAAGAGAACGCTGAGGTACGGCGGTTTTAGCGTGGTGCCATGGACCGGTCCGCGCCGCCGAGCTTCTGCCTAAGAGATGAGCGAGCGAGAGGATATGCAGGCGTCAGCGGCCCGAAGGTCGCTGGTAGGCGAGCGCGGAGCGAGAGCAAACCTCGGTGCCGACCCCTGGAAGGGCCGTTTGCTGAAGCCCCTCTGTCTGCATATCCTCTGGCTTGCTTGTGCCTAATCAGTGAGGGCAACATGGATAGCCCAGATAGAGCCCTTCGAGATTTCCTACAGGATTATTATTACGGCACAGTTTCAGAAGAAACTGTGGCAGAGGACGCAGCAGCGCTCCTCGCATGGATGCAGGAGTGTGGATGGTCCTTTCAGAGAGTTCCTGAGCCTGAATCTCGCTCCGGAAATCCTCTGTTGTGCCGGCGCGGCGGGCATTCAGTGACCCGGCGGGGGGATTCGTTCCAGCGCCTGGCCTCGCCGGTCACCAGTGTGACGCGCTGGCTCCGACAGGCTGGCGCAGTGCTTCTGGTGACATTGGCTTTAGGTGTATTCCCAATACGAGTCTGGGCCATCGGCATAGAAATGTATGCTGGCGTCATCGTTTTGACCAAAGACCACTCTGTATGCAGCTTTCATTTGATGGGGCCTTTTGAAAGGATCTTCATACTCCACCATGACGCAACCCCAAACATGTGTTTCGCCGCGAATGATTTCGGCCACCGTAGCAGATGGAACGAGAATCTCTTCTGGCGCTTGCTTAGTCCCAAAGTAACCATTGGGAGCGATGACCCATCGAAGAGGAAGAGCAGGGCCGTAGTCCGGAAGTGGCGGGAGTTTCTTGTCAATACAGACGATATTTGCGAACGATTTGAGCAAAGCTGGACTTCGACCGGAGTTGGTTATCGTCACATACTCGGGCAGCATCACTTGCCCGTCACGATTCGGATGCCGCTTGAGCCCGGCAATTTTGAGTTCGGACAAAATCATGTGCGGTCGCTCGGCATCCAAGAGGCCATTGGCGGCTTGTTTAGCAGCGTCGGCAGATTCCTTCGCCACGGCGATTTGTCGCTCGCTAGCGTCCCACAGCTTGTCGTTAGTTTCCTTCATTCCTTTAGTGGCGAGGTAGAGGGTGCGAGTGTAGGCGGCGATGGCGAGGGTGGCGAGAGCCGTCCACAATTCAGCGTGAGTGATGACCTCGAAAAACTTGAGGGAAAGATAGTAGAGAAGATTTTGTTCTTCGCATTTGTGTTGTGCGCCTGTGGTGCCGCAGTCACCTACGTTCACATAGAGGGGAAAAAGTACAAGCATCCCAATAAAAAACAGAACGATGGCGCCTAAGACGGACAACGCCAATGCCCAGCGATTCGACACCCGTCAGCCATCCCTCAATAGCCGTTCCGAAAATCTCCGGGTTCATGCCGGCCACTTTCCCCAGGGGGTTAGTGTCTCAGTTTGAAATTTTCCGTCATGGCTAGAAAATGGGAGATAGCCAAAATGCAGCAGCTTAGTTTCGACTCGAAAATGTGCCGCCGCTGCTTCATGGATAAGCCGTTGGCGCAGTTCGACAACGATCGCAGCAAGCCAGACAGCCATAGTGGCGTTTGCAAGGCATGCCGTCGTGAGCGGCATAAGAACTACGTTGCGTCTCAGCGCGATCGGATCGCGCAACGCAGGAGCGCCTACCAGCTGATGATGGATATATCACGGCCGCGCGAGTTGACGCCTGTGTCGGCGCATCTATGCTCGGCGCTGGTGTTTGTGATAGAGCAGCTTCGGGCCCATCAAGATGCACTGGTACGTGGCACAGACTAAGCCGAACGCCGAGCGCGCCGCGTTGGCACGCATCGACAATCAGGGATTCAAGGTCTATCTGCCCCAGAAGACCAAGTCGTCGCGATTGCGGCACGGCGGGACACTGACGCGGTTCGAGCCGCTGTTCCCGGGATACCTATTCGCGGCCTTTGATCTGGATGCGCGCTGGCAGGCTATCAACTACACGCGGGGGGTAATTGGGCTTCTGCCAGAGAAGGCTGCGCCATTGCCGCTCCCCGCCGGCGCCGTCGAGGAGCTGATGGCGCGGGAGGACGGTGGCGAGTTTCGCTGGCCCAGCATGGTCAAGATAGCTGCCGGCGCGCGGCTGCGGCTGGAATCGGGACCTTTTTGGGGACATCTCGGGAGCTGCCTCGAGCGCAAGGGCGAGCGAATCAAGATGTTGATCGCTTTACTTGGGCAGACCATACGTGTAGAAGCGAGTCTCAGCGATGTTTCGGTGGTCGAAAACTGACGGTTTGATCCCGCGCGGAGAAAGCGCCGCGCGGAAGCTATCGGGCTAGTATCAGTTGCGGTAAATTCCTTTATGAGCCATCCCCTCCTTCACCCTAAGCACAGGCCGTCAGGCCCTTTAGAGCCGCGCTGGCCGAGCTTTATGGGCAAGTCGCAATATGTCGGGACATCTGGCCTCGTGAGCGTATGGGCAGCGGCGTCACCAGCGACGACCCGTTTGGGCAGATTGGCAATGCAATGAAGCTTGGCAATGCAAGCGCATGAGCACCTGCGGCCAGTGCAAATTCGGCAAGTTCCTGGCGCAGGACGTGACCAAGCGCCAATGCTGGGGTATGCCGCCGCAGGTGGTGATTGCCCCGGCTGCGGGGGGCAAGGTAGGTGCGACGTTCGTGAGGCCGATCGTCGGTGCGGGTGATGAGGAGTGCGCGCTGTTCGAGCTGCGCGCGGTAGTGCGCCCAGAGCTGAACCAGCAGGATATTTGTGCGGGAGAAGCGTGATGACGTTTGCCGATTTCGCAGCGATTGTGGTTGGTATTTTCGTCTTTTGGGTTACCTACGATACCTTGAGGCTCTTCCGAGACAAATATGGAAGTGCTTTCTAAGTGCGCCAGCGGTTCGCCAATCGGCGCGCATCGACGACGTTCGAGGTCGAGTCGCAGGGCTTGCGTTTCACCGCCACCGTCAGTCGTCTGGATGACGGCCGCCTGGGCGAGATATTTCTGCAAAGCAACAAGGCTGGCAGCATGGCGGGGATCAACGCTTCGGATGCCGCTGTCGTGACCAGCATTGCGCTGCAGTATGGCGTCCCGCTCGAAGTGATCCGCACTGCATTGGCGCGCGATATCAACGGGAAGGCGAGCGGGCCGTTGGCTGCGGCGCTCGACTTAGTCGGCAATGATTAATCGGCATAATAAAAACCCGCCGGGCAGACCGACCTTCGTGCCCACTTCCGAGCAGCGCAAGCAGGTCGAGATGATGACCGGCTTTGGTATGCCTCAGGAGGCAATCGCCACGCTCATCACCAACCCATCAACGGGAAAGCCGATCGAGGCCGACACCCTCCGCAAGCATTTCGGCGACGAACTGCGGCGCGGCGTGGCCAAGGCCAATTCCCTGGTAGGGCAATCCTTATTTATGCAGGCGACTGGGGGCGGTGACTGGACCAAAGCTATCCCGACCGCCGCGATCTGGTGGTCGAAGTGCCGGATGGGCTGGAAAGAGACTATCAGGCATCAGCACCAGTTCGACCTTTCCCGCCTGAGCGACGAGGAGCTCGATGCTTTCGAGCGAATTGCAGCAAAAGCTTCCATCTCTGGACGCGATCCGGGCCGAGAAGGCGAGACGCTCCAGTAGCCGCGCCTCCGGCGTTGAGGCCCGGGACCGGGAGAGCGTCAGGGACCGCTGCCGTCGGCTATCTGTGTTCGTGCGCGAGGCGTGGCCGATACTAGAGCCGGCGTCCCCCTATGTGCACGGGTGGCACCTAGACGTCATGGCCGAGCACTTAGAGGCCGTGAGCAAGGGACAGATAATCCGCCTCTGCATGAACGTGCCGCCTGGGTTCACCAAGTCGCTTCTGACCTCGGTGATGTTCAATGCTTGGGAATGGGGCCCAGGCGGGCGCCCGGAGCTTCGCTACTTGTCAACCAGCTACAGCGAGCGATACGTGAAACGCGACACCCGCAAGGCGCGGGACCTCATAGCGTCTGATTGGTATCGAAGCCTGTGGCCGCAGGTCGAACTCGTGCGGACGGGGGAAACGTCCTTCGAGAACAGCAGCAAGGGCACCCGCGAGGGAATCCCATTCGCTTCCTTGACGTCCGGTCGCGGCGATCGCGTGATGATCGACGACCCGCACTCGACGGAGACGGCGGAAAGCGAGAATGAGCGCGCACGCACCACTAGGATATTCCGGGAGAGCGTCCCGCTTCGCGTCAATGACGCTCAGGCATCGGCCATAGTTATCATCATGCAGCGTCTGCATGAGCGTGACGTGGCGGGGGTGGCCAAGGAGCTGGGATATGAATGCCTCGTCCTGCCGATGGAATACGAGGCTGATCGTCGGTGCATGACTAAGCTAGGCCGCGCCGACCGGCGCACCTACGAGGGGGAATTGCTATTTCCTGAGCGGTTCAGCCGCGAATCCGTCGAGCGCGATAAGGTCATCATGGGCAGCTATGCGGTGGCCTCGCAGTTCCAGCAGCGCCCGGTTCCCCGCGAGGGCGGTTTGTTCAAGCGGTACTGGTTCGGACCAGAGCGGTTTATCGGGGTGGCACCGCAGGGTACGCGTTGGGTGCGGCATTGGGACTTGGCGGCCACGGCGCGGCGCTCTGCGGCGGCGACATGCGGGGTCAAACTGGGCAAGACCCCGGATGGCCGATACGTGGTCGGACACGTGGCTCGGGCGCAAATCGAAGGCGCAGCCGTGCGTAGGCTTATCAGCACAGTAGCGGCCACGGACGGGAAGGATGTTCAGATCAGCTTACCGCAGGACCCGGGCCAGGCGGGCAAGGCGCAGGCCGCCGACTTCGTCGCCATGCTGGCCGGCTATGTGGTGAAGGCCGCTCCCGAGACCGGATCGAAGGAAACGAGGGCCGAACCGTTCGCGGCGCAGTGCGAGGCGGGGAATGTTGACCTTGTTCGCGGGCAATGGAACGACGCCTACCTCGACGAGCTCTGTCTATTTCCTGGCGGCCAGTTCAAGGACCAAGTTGACGCGTCGTCCGGCGCGTTCTCTGTGTTTGCGCTGGAGGAGAATCTGTCAACCTATGACAGCACTCTCTCGTGGGTCGGCGAGCTCGAGAAGCCGAAGCACTACGTGGACGAGCGCGGGCGATACGCGCAGGACGCTTGGTCCAACGGGATGGTGCCGTGAGCGACCCGATTGACCAGTTCGGGCTGATAGATCCGCAGCGGCTTGGGGAGCAGGTCAACGCTGGATTAGGCGCGGCGGTGATCGACCAATACGGGGTGCTTGATCCGCAGAGGGCGGCGACCGCCGTCAATGCAAATGTTGGCTCCGCTGCCCTCGGCCCCTTCGACATCCTCGACCAAGTGCAGGGCGCGCGCGATATGAACGAGGCGATAAAGCACAAGAGTCACAGGTACGGCGCCAAGGCGGTGCATTTTGCGGGAGCGCCCACCGCGTTGCATATTGATTTGCTGACGGCGACCGATTCGTCAGTTGTATCTTTCAGCATTTGGGTCAAAGCAACCCTCTCCACGATTACGCGTCCGGTGTGCTTTCCAGATTATGACGATGCAAATACCTCAAATGGCCCAGCGCTCGGGAACAGCTTTGGAGGTTCGGGAGCCGGACATCGTGGTATTTTCATCGGATGGGGGGATCAGGCTTACAATAATTTCCTCAATGGTCTAGCCCCGATGCCGTCAGACGATATTTGGCATAACATCTGCGGCGCGGCAAATATGGGTTTCGATGCGGGGAGCCGGCTGTTTCCATTGTACGTGGATGACGTGGCGCAGGTTGTGACGACGAACCCCAGCCCGTTTGGCGGGGATGGAGATGTCGGCACCGCGTTCACCATGACATTCAACGGCGTGACCGTCGATATTCCTAACACGCTTGGCTCAGCCTTGGATACTTACGATTGCGCAGATTATTGGTTTGCTCCCAACGTCTACATCGACTTTACGCAAACAGCCAATCGAAGGAAGTTCATCAGCGCGGCAGGCAAGCCGGTTGATCTCGGAGCAGACGGATCGACCCCGACGGGAACCGCTCCGGCCATTTTCCTTTCCGGGGACGCTTCTCCGACTGGCTTCCAGTTTAACAAAGGCACTGGCGGCGCCTTCACCCTCACCGGCACCCTCACCAACGCCACCACGAGCCCGAGCGATTAATGGGCACGCTCCATAGGCTAACTGATACGTTGGTCAACTTTGTAACGTCGCTCGGGACGTTTAAAGATCCTGCCCGCTCGTCGAACTATGCTCTTACGCTTCTCGACCGCAACCAGCTTGAGAACGCCTACCGTGGCGACTGGATCGCGCGAAAGATCGTGGATGCCCCAGCCGAGGACGCGACCAGAGAGTGGCGCTCCTGGCAGGCTTCGAACGACCAGATCGAGGCCATCGAGGAATGCGAGAAGAAGCTAAAGCTGCAGCGCAAGCTGAAGATGGCGCTGATCCGGGCGCGGCTGTACGGCGGCGGTGCCTTAGTGATGGGCGTGGACGACGGCAACCAGAACGACGAGCCGCTGAACTTGGACGGGGTCAAAGAAGGTGCGCTCAAGTTTGTGGTGGTGATGAACCGCTACGAGTTGTCTGCCGGGCCCCGCATCTACAACGTGGACAGCGAGTGGTACACGCGGCCGGAATACTATGTCGTGCAGACTCCGCTGTTCGGCTTTAGCTTCGAGCAGGGCGAGGTCTATCCGGGGCAGAGCAGCACGAACGTGCTGACGATCGGGCAGCGTGCGCAGGGGCAGGCTCCGGCGCCTGCCTACAAGCCGCAGCAGGCCGAGGGTGATCGGGAGAGGATGGTAGTCCCGTTCGGCGGCCTGATCCGCATCCATCCGTCGCGCGTGATCGAGTTCGCCGGCAACGAGCTCCCGGATTGGAGGCTCGCTCCCATGGGCGGGGGATGGGGCGACTCGGTGCTGCAGACTGCCGACGACACGCTGCGCGAGTGGGGCCTTACGATCGGCGGCGTGGCGGCCATGGTCAACGACGCCAAGATGGACGTCATCAAGATCAAGGACTTCAGCAAGAATATCGCCACTAAGGAATATGCGCAGCGGCTGCTCCAGCGCTTCGCTTTGGCCAACCAATCGAAGTCCACCATCAACTCCATCCTCCTCGACGTGGAGGAGGAGTGGGATAGGGTGCAGACGAACTTCGGGGGGCTGCCGAACTTGGTCTCGGAGCTGATGACGGTCGTGGCTGGCGCCGGCAACCTCCCCGTCAGCCGCCTGTTCGGCAAGGCGGGCGCCAAGGGCCTCGGCAAATCCTCGAGCGGGCAGGACGAACTACGCAACTACTACGACGGCGTGGCCAGCGAGCAGAAGAACGAGATCACGCCGGTGCTGGAGCCGTTGGACCAAGTGCTCGTGCGGTCTGCGCTCGGCAAGTACGATCCCAATATCCACTACACGTGGTCGCCGCTGTACCTGCCCGAGCCCGGGGAGGCGGCCGACGTGCAGTTGAAGAAGGCGCAGGCCTACCAGATCGACGTGAATACCGGCATGATCAATGAGGACGCGCTGCGCACGGCGCGCATCAACCAGCTGATCGAGGACGGCGCTTATCCTGGCCTCGAGGACGCGATCGAGGAGTTCGGCGAGGAGCCGGAGGTTGTCGAGGCGCGGGTGTGGTCGCCTGGATACGACCCGGTGACCGGAAAGCCTCTCGCCGCGGCAGCGCCGAAGCCTGGACTTTCTCCACCGGCCAAGCCGCTGGACGGGCTATTGCGCGACGCCACGCCGCGCACGCTCTACATCCGCCGCCAAGTCCTCAACGGCGACGTGATTCGCCGCTGGGCGAAGGCGCAGGGCTTCAAGACCGTTGTGGACGACGACTCCATGCACGTCACGATCGCGTTCTCGAAGATCCCGGTGGACTGGGTCAAGGTCGGCGAGGCCTCCCCGAGCTACGAGCCGGCCGGCAAAGCTGGCGAGGAGCAGGCGTGGCTGACGGTTCCGGACGGGGGGCCGCGCCTCGTGGAGAAGTTCGGCGATGCGGTGGTGCTGGTGTTCGCGTCCTCGGCGCTGGCGTGGCGGCACGAGCAGGCGAAGCTGGCCGGGGCTTCGTGGGACCATCCCGACTACAACCCGCACGTCACGATCAGCTGGAACGCGGCTGGCATGGATCTGAGCAAGGTCGTGCCGTATCGCGGGCCGATTGAGCTTGGACCGGAAATCTTCGAAGAAATAGCCCCGGACTGGCGCGCGACCGTGCACGAGGATTGAGCAGATGTGGACCCTTATCCTCTACTTCGCGATCGGCAGTAACCCACCTACCGTAACTCTGCCGACGCAGTACGCTTCGCGGCAAGAGTGTTTGGCTGCAGCTGCGCTCTGGACAGCGAAGGCGGCGAATCCGCAAGGGACTATCCACAGAACGGCGTGCGTGCAGTCCGGTAGATCGGGGCCTGGGCCGCAGCCCAAAGGGAAAAGCGGCCAGTGATGTCTTACATGGGTTCGACTTTACCAAGTCTCGGCGAATACAGGCGGCGTTGGCGGGCCGGGGCGCGGTCGAATAACTATGCCCCCACAGGCCTTCCAGAAGGGCTATGCAAAACCAATCGGAAGGAGTATTTTCGCCTTTACAAAAAACTGTGGTTGAAAAAGAACCCAGACTATTATTTGAAAAGGCATCGTGCAGATTGGTTTGTTGAGGGGGTTCGAGTCGGTTTCACGTCTCGCATCATTTACGAAGCCATCAAAGCAGCAGGCGCTAAAGGAATTACAATTAACGAACTTATTGCGATCGTCTACAAAGACGACCCTGATGGGGGCCCCCTGAGGGCGTCCGAGAGTATTTGGCAATGCATTCACAAGATGCGAAGAAAATTGAAGGGCATAGTTCAAATCAAATGCAATGTGGGGGAACGAAATCCCGCAGATAAGTATCCTCTTATCAGCAGTTGGGATCCTGTTTTTGTTGCGGCCGTCAAGCAGGCTCATCAGAACAATCCGAAAATGGGTTATGTCAGTGTTGCAAGGTTGTTAAGAGCTAAAGGCTTCAAGGAATGCCAATCTCTAGTCGGGCATGTCATCCGTCATTTAGATGGTACAGGCCTAAGGTCCGGTGAAGCTAGATACTTTATTGGGAGGTCAAAATGATAGGAACGCCGTTTATCCTCTGGATGTTCATTGGTCGTGCACCGTTTGTTGGGGGTAACGACCCGCCCGGTTGCACGCCCGCACCGATGACGGTCACTTACAGTACTCTGACGGACTGCTCCGCAGGTATCGACGCGCATATGAACAACACGGTGCGCATGGCGCCGCACCTGATGGCGTGCATTCCCTATGGTGTGGCGAAGTACCCGTGACGACGAGCGAAGACCAATTCCGCCAGCTGCGTGCGCTAGAGGAGCGGGCGCTGCGGCCATCCGTATATCCGCAGACGCTAGTCTCGACGAGCAGGCACAAGTTCCCGGTGCCATACGTGGACCGAAGCTCGGGGCTCGTATGGCCGTCCGGTGGGCCACTGCCGTTCCTCGCGTCTCCGTTATTTCAGGGATTCCCCATCAGATGAGCGACAGCAAATACCTCGAGGCGGTGCTGAAGGAATACCGCGAGCTATCGCACCGGCTCGACTTCCTCGGGCATATCCTCGACGTGCTGAAGCGCCAGCGCGCCAAGTACCTCAAATTCCTAGTCCCGCAATACGTCAACAAGGCAACAGGAGAAGCATCTATGAGCGGAAGTATCACGGTTACGGACGACCACGACCTGAAGGTGCCGCTGCAGTGGTCGGATGACGTCGGGCCAGTGCACCCGGACACGACCGGCACGACGGTTACCTCCGACAACACGGCGGTGATCTCGTCCGGCGACGTGGCCTCGGACGGGAGCTACGTGATCCTGCGCACGGCGGGAGACGGAACGGCGACCGTGACGGTGGCGAACGGAACACTGTCTGACACGCTGGCGGTCACGGTTGGGGCTCCGGTCGCCACGAGTCTTGCCATTGACGCCGCCGACGCTACGCCTGTGGCGAAGGGGACGCCGGTCACCTGATGGCCCGGCTCACTATGAGCATAGTCGTACTGCGAGCGCCAACGTGCGCTTTGGCGCTCGCAGTCCTGTCGGGTTTGTTCCGGTTCGCTGACGCGCGAGATTTTGGCCAATACGCGCAAGTGCCGCAGGATCTCCGCGAATGGTTCGGCGCGCTGAAGAACAAGAATAATATTTTATGCTGCGCTGACGCTGACGGCTACGACGCGCAATGGGACACCGCGCAAGGCCATTACCGCGTATTCAGCAAGGACGGGTGGATCGTGGTGCCGGACGACGCCGTGGTGACCGGGCCGAACAAGGCGTTGGTGTCGAAAGTCTGGTGGAAGTTCGACGAGGCCGGGAAGCGGTCCGTGAGGTGTTTTATGCCTGGGCTTGAGGCTTAGGCAAATGCTTTGGCCAAATAAGGACGCGGTCCGTCTTCGCGAGTTGTGGGCCAATGGGCTAAACATGTCGGAGATTGGCGCTCAGTTGGGGAAGTCCCGCAGCGCCATCGCCGGCCAAATCCGACGTCTCGGGCTTACGCGCAATCCTGCGGGGCCCAGGCCGAAACCCGCATCATGGCCACGAACGCAGAAAACCCAAAAGGGCCGAGAGCTGGAGGAGATGCTGCACCAGGCGGTGCTGGCGGACAAATACTACGCGCGCACGAAGCGGCTGGTGGAGGCTTGCACCGTCAATTCGCAGTACGACCAGCCGTGGATCGCGAACCGCTCCATGGATGGATCGGTGGTCTACCGCGACAGGCACATCCCGAGGATCCTTAAGTGTGGGGTGGACACAGATAGGTCGCTGGCGACCCACGAACTCGCTGAGTGGGCAGCCATGAACGACGGCCTGCGCTACGACGAAAGTTCCCCGGGCAGCGGGCCGACGGCGCACAACGACGTGGCAACTCCGCTGGAGCGGCGCGAGGTCGAGAGGCAGTTCCCCGAAGATCCCGACATCTGGCGCAAGTACACCGACGAGATGGACGGGTACGCGAAGGCCGTTGATGACGAGGCGATCACATACGTGGCGCCGGACCAGGACTTGCGGCAGTTCGCGGAGGACGACAGGGCTCTATTGCGCAAGATTATCGCCAAGCAGGGGAGCGAGCAGCGGGACGCCGTTGCCGGCCTCTGCGTCCATGACGCTGCCGCCCGCCGCGACCCGACCGGAACGAGCGGCGTGCGAGCGCGCTTCCGCATCGACCTGGACCGGCGTTGGCAGAAGATGCGCCTCCTGGTGACCGAGGCCGTGAGCAAGAGCGACGTCCTGGGAATCGGCAATGGCCCGACGGTCGGCAGCATCGCGCATGCCTCGCGGCAAGTGGCGCACCACGCGCCGCTGCCGGGGTCGGACAAGGTCCAAGGCTTCCAGCGCTGGCTCGACGAGGCCCTGCGCCAGATAGTCCTCGCGGGTCGCGGGGAGTGGGTCAGCGCCTACGTGGACAAGACTGCAGAGATGGCCCGCGCTCGGGCGTCCACCATGGTAGGCAGCGCGTCCGCGCTGAACGAGGCGAAGCTGCAGCACCTCGGGTCGTGGGCCGAGGTCGAGCTCCAGGGCATCGTCTCGGCCGTGTCCCAGCAATGCGTGCGGGAGTTGGCGCGCGGCCTGCTGGGCAGGAAACGCCCCGCGGCGATCGCGCGCGCCGTGAACAGCAGGATAGACACAGTCGGCCGCTGGCGCGGGCATACGTTCGCGAACTACACGGTCGTCAAGGCTTTCTCGGTGGCCACGCTGGACGCATTCCGCAGCCTCGGCGTATCGCACGTCGGCACGACGCCGGAGGCGGTGCCGGCGGTCAGGCGGGGAGCGCACGGGAAAGTTCTGGTGGGGGATGCGCGGCGCAGGCGCGTGGCGCGAGGACTATTCGAGGTCATAACGGCTGCAGATGAACTGGTCTGCCAAGAATGCCAAGACATCTCGGACGAAGGACCGTACGCCATCGACGAGATTGAAGATTTGATTCCCGCGCATCCGGACTGCCGGTGCGTCTACGTGCCAGCTTGGGACGCGCGGTTCGCGCCGCCGGAGCGGTTGGAACAATAGGAGGCTACCATGTCACGAGGTCTGCTGTTCTGGGTTATCTGGGTCATCTGCGTTCTGATCTGGGCCGGCGTCAACTTCGGCGGTTTCGGGGGCGCAATGGGTCCGCGCCTAGCCGGCGGCGGCGTCATCGAGTTCATCCTGTTTGGTCTGCTCGGCTGGCAGGTGTTTGGTCCAGTGGTTCACGGATAGGATCATGGGCCTTATCCTTCTCGTCATCATTGTCATCTTCTTGCTCGGCGGGTTCTCCGGGCTCGGCGGCGGGCCAGGTTTCGGCTATGGCCACGGCGTCAATGGCGTTCTCGGTCTTGTGCTGGTGGTTGTTTTGATCCTGGTGCTGCTTGGACATTTATGAGCAGTAGACGTCGGCCAAACGGCACCTTCTACGTGATCGGCGTCATGCTGATCATGATCTTGGTGTTTTTCACGCTCCACGTTCTCGGGCGTTTGTATCCCTGGCTCGGGGAGACGCAGTGATGCCGTACAAGACGAACGCCGATATCCCCTCTTCGGTAGCTTCGGCGCTTCCCGCGTCGGCGCAGACGATCTGGCGCGGGGCCTTCAACGGCTTCTCGAAGTCCAATCCAAAGGCCAAGGAAGAGGCGGCGTTCAAGGTTGCTTGGGCTGCGGTGAAGGAGAAATACCGCAAAGTGCGGAACACGTGGGTCCGAATGGAGGACGCGATGCAGAAACAGCGGGTCAACCTGTTCGACACTTTCATGCTCGACGGCGTACGCCGCACTGCGGACGGATACCTTGCTGCCTACGCGAACGTGGCACGCACGGGCGTGCAGATGTACAAGGGCAAGGAGCTGGGCCGCCCCGACCTCGGCGACGTGAAGGTGTACCGGCCTCCCGCTGAGGTTTTCCACAAGGACGCCATGCACTCGATGGCGCACCGGCCGGTGACGCTCATGCACCCCAGCGAGTCCGTCAACGCGCGGAACTGGAAGAAGTATGCCATGGGCCACACCGGGGACGAAGTGATCCGGGACGGAGACCACGTGCGGGTGCCGATGGTGGTGATGGATGCCGCAGCTATATCCGCGATCGAAAGCAACGACGCGCGCGAGTTGTCTATGGGTTACTCGACGGACCTGAAGTGGGGGAAGGGCAAGACGCGGGACGGGCAAACCTACGACGCGGTGCAGACCGCGATCCGGGCCAACCACCTAGCGATCGTGCCCCTGGCGCGCGGAGGCTCGACGCTGAAGCTGGGCGACCAGGACGAAGAGCAGGATACTTGCCCCAAGTGCGGCATGGACGTGGACGCTGACGCCACCGAGTGCCCCTATTGCAAGGAGGATTTGACGCAGGACTCAATCTCATCGTCCGCGCCGGACGACTACGAGAACGACCCTGAGGCGCTGCGCCAGATACCCGACGACTGGGTCAAGTCGAAAACGAAGGACGCCGCCTGGAGCGGTTCAACAAGAGGAGATGGTCAAATGACCGCAACCGTAGTTATCGACGGCGCCCGCATCGAGGTCGCCGACGAGCTGAGCGCGAACGTCATCAACAAGCACGTCAGTTCGCTGCACTCGACCGCAGCCGACCTGAAGAGCAAGCTCGACAAGAGCGAGGCGGACAAGGAAGAGGCGGAGGAGGAGGCGGAGCGCCAGCAGAAGGACCACAAGACGGCGATCGACGCCAAGGACGGCGAAATTGCGGTTCTCAAGAAGCAGTTGGCCGACGCGCAGGCGCTCAATTCGCCCGAGAAGCTCGACGCTTTGGTCAAGGACCGCCTCGCGGTCACCGATATGGCGTCGAAGATTCTCCCGTCGAACTTCGTGTTCGACGGCAAGTCGGTGCTTGATATCCGCAAGGCCGCCGTCAGCGCCAAGCTCGGCGACTCGACGGTCAAGGACATGAGCGACGCGGCGATCGAAGGCGCGTTCAAAGCCCTAACGGCCGACGCCGCGCGTTCCGGGCCCAGCCAGCTGCGCGACGCCATCGCCCTGTCGCACCAGCGCTCGAACGGCCAACGCGGCGACGTGGATATCCGCGACGCGGCGCACGCCGAGATGGAAAAGAACCTCAACAACGCCTGGCGCGGCGGCCAGAAGAGCGCCTAAGCCCCGGCCCGCGCGCCGGACAACCCCATTGTAACGAAAGGAGAGGACGATGCTGCAACCCGCACCCGTCCAGACGACCTACACCCAATATCTCACGGCGGCCCAGAACGGCATGCCGGCAACCACCTCCGGGTGGGACGTTGACACGAAGATATGCGAGGACACCTCCGGGCTCGGCATCGGGTTCGGCCTCGCGGTGAGCCAGGGCACGCTGCACGGCGACCGCTCCGCCTGCCTCGGCACGTTCTCGGGCGGCAACTTCATCGGCATCACGCGCGCCGACCCGACGCTGCCGAACATCACTTCCGGGTTCACCGACAAGTACCAGGACGGCGACAACATGGCCGTCCACGTGCGCGGCGATATCTGGGTCGTTGCCCACGAGGCGGTGGCGGCCGGCGACGCGGTCTACTTCAACGCGACGACCGGTCTTCTCGGCAACGCCAACCTGACGACGGGGACGATCGTCGAGGACGCGCGGTGGATGACTTCCGCCGCCGCTGGGTCCCTCGCCGTCGTCCGCCTCGGCAATTCTGCCGGCAATCGGTAATCCTCACCCGTGACGGGGAAAATACTCGTCACGGCCACATCTTTGCCCCCCCAAAACGCGCCTTGGGCAAGCGCACTCGCCAACGCTGTGACAGCGCCGGCATTCCCTCTTGAAGGAGCCCACAACATGAGAATGAATCTCGCGGACTCCCAGCAGGCGCTGGGTTTCCTCTTGCAACAGACCACGTTCATCGAGGCGGAGGTCTACCGCATCCAGTACCCGGACATCCTCTACCCGCAGCTCGTCCCCGTGGACACGAGCGCCAGCGCGTGGGCGAAGTCCGTCACCTACTTCAGCCTCGATAAGGTTGGCCAAGCCGACTGGCTTGACGGGGCGGCGACCGACATGCGGTTCGCCGACATCAACCGCAACAAATTCGAGCAGGGCATTGAGATGGCCGGCATCGGCTACCGCTATACCCTGGAGGAGATTGGCCAGGCGATGATGGTCCCCAGCCTCAACCTCACCAGCGAGCGGGCCGAGGCGGCGCGCCGGGCCTACGAGGAGTTCATGGACCGGCTCGCGCGTCTTGGGTCGCACACCAAGGGCACGACCGGCCTGCTCAACAACGCGAACGTGACGCGCACGGACGCGATCGCGGACGGCACTGGCACTTCGGCGCTGTGGTCGGCGAAGACGGCGGACCAGATGATCCGCGACGTGCAGGGCGCTTTGACCAACGTCTACAGCGGGTCATTGACCGTCGAGATGGCGGACACGGTCCTGCTGCCGATCACGGCCATGGAGCTGCTGGCCAATACCCGCGTGCCAAACACGTTCGGCAACGCGCTGGACTACTTGGCGAAGTACAATCTCTACACCCATACGACGGGCGCACCGCTCACGATCCGCGGCATCCTGAACCTCGAGACGGCGGGCAAGAACGGCGTTGGGCGCCTGGTCGCGTACCGCAAGGACCCGCGCGTGGTGAAGCTGCACGTGCCGATGGTGCATAGGTTCCTGCCGGTGTGGCAGACCGGGCCTATAACTTTCGATATACCCGGCATCTTCCGCGTCGGCAGCGTCGAGATCAGGCGGCCCGGGGCGTTCGCCTACGTGGACGGCATCACCGCAGGGACCGCGCCCGACGGTTCCGGCCTGACCGGCACCGACTAAGCCGCGCGTTCTCGCGCCCCCCAACGCGCGGCTAGGCGCGGGGCCGCCGGATATCTCCATCTCCGCGCGGCCCTGCGTAAACCTCTTTTGAAAACCAGGGAGAACTGACATGCCTGACACTCCGAGCAAGCCCCCGAGCAAGCGCTACGATATCACCAACCCGCTGGCCCACCGCCGCGTTATCTTCGACGGCATCGCCAACGCCGGGCCGATCGGAATCGACCCCGGCGAGACGAAACAGAACGTCGAGCTCGCCGACCACGTAGCGGAGAAGCTTCTGGCGCAGAAGGACGATTTGCAGCTCAAACCGGTTGGCGGGGGCAGCGTGACCGTCCAGCCCCCGACCGCGGACATGGCGGCGCAGACCGCCCCGAAAGCGCAGTCGCCCTTGCAACCGCCGCCGCCGCCGCCACAGCAGCCACAACCTGCGCCTACCGCGCAGACGCCGCCGAGGCCGCAGCAGGGCCGCCGCCCGACGAACCCTGGTCGCCGGTGATTTGCTCACGTATCGAGAGTGGCGCGCGCTGGACAACCGGCTGCGCGCCATCGTCGCGGCGTTCGAGGTCGAGCAGGCCAACAGGAGGCTACGTGAGCACATGGCGCTGGACAGGCTGACGGAGAAGCTCAAGACGGCGTCTGGCGTGGCGGCGCGGGCGACGGCGAGCATCGAGGCGCGGGCGGACGCGCTCATCGCGCGCGAGGCGGCGATCAGCAAGCGGACCGAGGAGGTGTTCGCCCCGCACGAGCATGTCCTTGCGACCGCGGAGAAGGGTCTGGACGACGCGGAGGCGGCGCTGCGTTTGCTGAGCAACGACCCTTTGGTAGGCTCGCGGCCTGGGTCGGAGGACGGGCCGCGCCCTTTGGTCAACGGCGGCCGGTCCTGAGGGCCGCGCCGGTGAGGCTAAGGGGGAGGATGTAAGGGATGACGGCAATCTACGTCGGCGATACGGCCGCGAACGAGCGCGAGAAGTATCGTGCAGTTTGGCAGTTCCCCGAGTACCACGTGTACTCGCCGGGGCTGGAGAACGTCGATCGGTTTATATCGGTCATCAAGCCTCCCCCGGGCTCCACGCTGATCGACATCGGCGCTGGGGCATGCGTGGCGGGGTTAGAGCTCAAGCGTCGAGGCCTCGACGTGTGGTGGCTCGATTTGACCGACGCCGCGGTGCCTGAAGAGGTGGACCGCCGCCGCTTCATCGAGGCGCCGCTGTGGTCGAACTGGGGATGGTACAGGCCGCTCGGGTGGGACTACGGTTTCTGCTGCGACGTGATGGAGCATATACCGCCCGAGTACACGATGCTGTGCATTGACCGCATCCTCAGCAAGTGCCGGACGGTCTGGTTCCAGGTAGCGTTCTTGCCGGAGACTTTCGGCCACCTGATCGGCGACAAGCTGCATCTGACGGTGCAGCCGTTCTCGTGGTGGCGCGACAGGATCGGCGGGTTGGGGACGCTGGTTGACGCCCGCGATTTGTGCGGCATGGGATTGTTCGTGGTGAAAAGATGAACCTCGCTCTCGACCCAAACAAGGTCCATGCCGTCGAGTTCGACCCGAACGCATGCTGCAACGTGCCCGACGCGATCATGCGCGAGCAGGTGCTCGCCAACATCAGGCGCGGGCTGCCGCAAGTCCACCCGCATGAGCCCAATCCGTCGTCGGCGGTCCTTGTCTGCGGCGGGCCGTCCCTGAAGGACGCGGAGCATGACCTCGTGCAGACCGTGTGGGCGGGGGCGCAGGTCGTGACCGTCAACGGCGCCTATGGTTGGTGCCTCGACCGCAACATCCGCCCGTTGGCGACCGTGATGCTGGATGCCCGCGAGCACAACAAGCGGTTCATCGAGCGCGAGGTACCTGGCTGCCGCTACCTGCTCGCGTCACAGTGCCATCCAGCGACGTTCGACATGTGCCGGGGCCGCACAACGTTCATCTGGCACGCCTGCTCGGGCGGGGACGAGGAGCTGGCTAGTCTGCGCGCGTACTATTTCGACCGGGTGTTCCCGGTCACGATAGGCACGACGGTGGCGGTGCGCGCCATCACCCTGCTGCGTATGCTCGGATTCGAAAGGATCGAGGTGTTCGGCCTCGACTCGTGCTGGCTGGGCGAGGACCACCACGCCTATGCGCAGGCCGAGAACGACGCGGACCAGCGCCTCGGCGTGTGGCTGCGGCCGAAGGCGAAGGACGGAAGCTACCGCGACGACTACGCGCAACGCTTCACCTGTTCACCCTGGCACGTGAAACAGGCGCAGGACTTCCTCGACCTCGTGAAGGACCGCGGGGATTCGTTCCAACTCAGCGTCCACGGCCCCGGACTCATCGCGACGATGATCCGCACCGGGGCCGCCTTGGAGACAGAGACAGAGACAGAGCAAAAGGAGAAGTGAAATGTCAGCAGCAGCCTGGGTTTTCTACAACAAGGCCCGCAAGAACATCTCGGCGAACGTCGGCATCCGTCTGGATGCCAGCACGTTCCAGATGACGCTCCACACGTCGGCGTCGAATGCCGGGACGGTTACGCTCTCGACCTACGGCTCGGTGACGGGCGAGGTGACGGAGGCGAACGGCTACTCGTCCTCGGGCAAGACGCTCACGGGCGTGACTTGGACGGCCGGGGCCTCCGCCAAGCAGATGCGGTTCAATTCGTCGGCCAAGTTCTGGTCGGCCAACGGCGGCTCGATCGCGAACATCAAGTTCGCGGTGCTGTGGGTCACCGGCGCGTCGGCCGGGGCGAGGAAGCTCCTCTGCGCCTCGCAGCTGTCCACGTCGCAGTTCACGATTACGGCGGGCAACAGGTTGACTATTACGCCTGCCGCCACGGGCATCTTCAACCTCACCGGGTGACGCCGTGAAGCGGAGCGCCGTCGCCGGCATCGTAGATGTTGGTGGCGGTTTGCGCGTGATCGTGACGGAGCCAGAGCGGATGAAAAACCACGTCGGGCCGGGCGAGATGCTCTACGTCGTGCCGAACCTGTGGCGGCGCGAGCCGGCGAACCCGCGAGAGGTGATCCCAATCGTGGAAGCCTACGTCAGATCGCAACGGGAGAGATAAATGGCCAACCCCACCTCGATCGGCGGTGCGTTCCAGCGCAACGTCACCTCATTGACGTTCCACCCGTCTGCGGCGCTCCCGGCCGGGGCGCTTCTGTTCCTGAGCGTCGGGACAAACGCGCCGGATACTGCAACTATTACGATCCAGGACACGCAAGGTAATAACTACCAAACGCAGGTAGCCTCGCAGCAGCCGGGGACGAGCGCGCAATTCTTGGTGAACTTGGTGGTGCCGCAAGGTGCGAAGGCGTTGACGACAGCCGACACCATCACGTTGACTTCATCGGCCCGCGCCGACTTTGCCATGTCGGGTTACTTCTTCACCGGCGTGCAAGGCGGTCTGTTCTCGTCGGACGTGGAGTGGTTCAACGCAACCAACTTGTCCTACAGCGTCAACGCGCAAGCCGGGATGCAATTGTTCGCAACGCTCGGGGTGGCGGGGCCGTCCACCGACACGTTCACGCAGGACGCGGCGTGGGGACCGGACGTTCTGTCCGGGATCGCCACCACGACCTTCACGGTGCACGCGAGTGGGCGGCTGGCGCCGACGGACGGGGCCTATACCTGGAACCCGACGTTGGGGACCGCGCGGCGGTCCGTCGGGCTGTTGGTTGCCTTCAACTAAGCAGAGATGAGCGGGCAGGATGACCCAAGTCTTTCTGCTCAAGACGACGACCTCGCCGCAGAGCTTGCCGGGTGACTGGCAAGATGCTGGCCATACGGTTGAGCTTGTCGGTGCAGGCGGCAACGGCGCTATCGGCACGACTGGTGCTAACCCGAAGGGGGGTGGAGGAGGAGGCGGTGCCGGGTATACCAAGCTCACGAACGCGACTTCCAACCTTTCAAATTTTGTTTTCCGTGTTAGTGCCGGTGGTGACGGCGGTACCACGCAGAATACCTCGGGGACCTTTTGGCTAAATACGGTAGCAACGAATTGTTACGAAGCGCAAAATGGACTGAATGCGTTAACTCAAACAGGAGGCAACGGAGGGATATCAGGCCAAACAGCTACCCAAGGAACGCCGCCAGTTACCTATACTGTTGCTCCTGGGGTGGGTTTCAACCCGGGTGGAACTGGTGGAAGCAACAACGCAACGAATACGGGAAGCGGTGGAGGAGGCGGAGCTGCCGGGCCTAACGCTGGGGGCGGCAACGGTGGAACTCAGCCGACTGGAACTGGCGGTTCTGGCGGTGGTGCAGCGAACATAGCCAATGCCGGGACGAAAGCGACGACCGCTACGGGGGGCGCGGGCGGGAACGGCATCGGGGGCTCGGGCGGGGGCCCAGCCAACACCGCGGGAACGGCGGGCAGCGGCGGCGGTGGGGGTGGCGGGACCTCAGCGGCTTCTGGAACGTCAACTGCTGGTGACGGCTCGGCGCAAACGACGACCGTGGTTTGGGATTCCACCCACGGCCCAGGTGCGGGAGGTGGCGGCGGTGGTCAAATTACGGGCAACAACACCGGGGAGACCAGCACCGGCGGTAAGGGCGCTAACTATGGCGGCGGCGGCGGCGGCGCCGGTGGACTTCGGGGTTCAGCCACGCAGAATGCGGGAGCCGGCGCCGACGGCCTGATCATCGTCACCTACACGCCGGCGACCGGCACCACGATCACGCCTCCGGTCGCGAGCCTTTCGAGCGCTGAAGCCGCAGGCACACTGGGTTTCCAAGTACCTCCGCCGGTCGGCGCGCTGTCGCTGGCGGAGGCCGCGCCGACACTCAACTTTAATATCGTTCCTCCAGTTGCGGCTCTCGCATTGACCGAGAGTGCCCCGACCTGGACGAACAGCGTATTTGCCTCCCCATCTGCGGCAGCGCCTACGCTGGCCGAGGCGGCGCCGTCCTTGGCGTTGCTGATTACGGCCCCGGTGGGAGCCCTCGCGCTTTCGGAGGCAGCGCCTAGCTGGACGAACAGCGTATTTTCCGTCCCCGGGGTAACCGCGCTTGCGCTGAGCGAGGCAGCGCCAGCTCTAGCGTTGCAAGTTACCGCGCCGGTTTCCGCGCTCGCGCTCGCTGAAGCCGCGCCGAATCTTAATCTGACGCAGCAGCCGGGCGTTGCCTCGCTGGTATTGGCGGAAGCGTCCCCGGCGCTCGGGTTCAATAATCCAGTAACGGCGTCTACGCTTGCGTTGAGCGGGGCGGTCCCCGCGCTCAGCATCAACGTGCCGGTCGGCGCAGGCGCTCTGGCGCTCGTTGAGGCCGCACCGACCCTAGCCGCAACGGTCAACATCTCGTCTTCCGCTCTGGCCCTCTCGGAGGATGCGCCGTCCTGGACCAACAGCGTGTTCGCCGTCCCGGCGGCGGCAGCGCTCGTAGTCGCGGAAAGTGCCCCCAGCCTAGCGCTCCAAGTAGCCACGCCGGTCCAGAGTCTCGTGGTTGCGGAGGCGGCCCCGAGCTTGCAGTTGCAGGTATCGCCGCCTGTCGAAAGCCTCGCGCTCGCGGAAGATGCCCCGGCGCTCAATCTCAATACGCCGATCGCATCAGGGGCGCTGGTGCTCGCGGAATCGGCGCCAGTCGTCACCAACAGCGTCTTCTCGGGGCCGTCCGTTGCGAGCCTCGCGCTAGCCGAGGCCGCGCCGTCGCTGTCCCTGCAAGTCGTTGCGCCAGCCGAAGCTCTTGCGCTCGCGGAGGCCGCGCCGGCCCTGTCCCTCCAGGTCGCGGTTCCCGCAGACGCGATGGTGCTCGCGGAGGACGCCCCGGCCACCGGCCTCAGCCTTGTCGTTCCGTCGTCGGCCGTCGCCTTGGCTGCGGCAGCACCGGAGCTCGCGTTTCAGGAGGCGATACCTGACGCAGCCATCGTGCTGGACGAGGCTGCGCCGGCGCTCACCTTCATCACGGTCATCTCGCCGCCTGCGGACGCCCTCCTGCTGGCTGCTACGGCCCCCGAATTGGCACAGGAGGCGGGGATACCCGCCGCGGCCCTGGCGCTGGCGGAGGACGCCCCGGTCCTAACGGCTAGGGCCTCTATCGTCCCCTCCGAGGGCGACCTAGCCCTAGATACCGTCGCGCCTCGGCTGGACCTCTTGGTGACTGCGGCATCCTCCGGCCTCGCCTTAGCCGAGGATGCCCCCGCATTGGCCCTGAGAGCGGTCGTGGAGCCTCCCGCCGATGCCCTCGCGCTGTCGGCAGACGCCCCAGCGCTAACGCTACAGGAGGCGGTCCCAGAGGCCGCGCTCGGGCTGTCCGCGGACGCCCCGGCTTTGGCAACCAGGACAGTCCTGGCGCCGGCCGAGGCCGACCTTGCGGCGGCAGAAGACCCGCCGTCACTTGGCCTGCAGGTGGCCGCCCCATCCGAGGCGCTTTCGCTCGCTCAAGACCCGCCCGTTGTCGTGGCCACGGCGAGCGTGTTCGAGGTTCCCAGCGCGGCGGCCCTGGCGCTAGCCGAGGATGCCCCCGCGCTAGACCAATCCGTCTCTGTCGCATCTGCGGCGCTGGTCGCCGCCGGGGATGCCCCAGCACTTGGCCTGACGGCCACCATTCCGTCCGGTGCTCTGTCCGCGTCTGAGGCCGCCCCGGCCCTTGGGCTTGTCCTGACGACAGATACTGCCAACCTCGCCCTGACGAGCGCAGTTCCGCAGGTCGCGCTGACCGCCAACGTCGGCGAGGTCCCAGACAGCGCCGCCCTGGCCCTCACGAACGACTCGCCTCAGGTACAGGCCGGCGGGTCGGTCGGGCTTGTCCCGCCTGCCGCGGCCGTCGTGGTGGCCGCTGCGGTCCCGGTCGTCGCCCTGACCGAGAACGCGACGATTGCCCCGGACGCGGCAGGCGCCGTCATCGACGCGCAGGCACCGTCCCTCGGCCTGTCCGTCCAGGTCCCGCAGGCCGACGCGGTGCTCGCGAGTATCGCGCCGGAAGTCGGGGACCAGTTTGCCCCGGCGGCGGGCGCGCTCTCCGCTCAGTCAGCGGCCCCGGCCCTGGATCTGCTGCTGCCGGTCCCGGCCGCCCAGCCGGTGCTCCAGGCGGTCGCGCCAGAAGTCACGGGAATCAGCGTCCTCGACGTCCCCGCGGCAAATCTGGTCCTGGCGGAGGACGCGCCGCAAGTCTCGACCAAGGCGAACCTCATCGAGGTGCCTTCGTCCGCCCTAGCCATTGCCGAAGACGCGCCACAAGTCTCGGTCGAGGCTGGCGTGTCCGTCATTGTCCCTGCCGCCGCCATCGTCGCGGCGGCAGACGCGCCGCGCCTCAGCGGCCGGCCGCTGCGCAAGCACCTAGTGCTGATTGGATCGCGACGGCGCGGCACCCTGACGGGACGCAAGACCAGCGCCATCCACCTCGTCGGCAGACAGGCTAACTACAAGGTCGCCGCCTGATGCCAACGATCCAGAACTTCTCCGTCCCGCGCGGCAACAGCTTGGACGTGACGGTTAACGTCGAGACGGACGTGGTCGGCGAGACGCTTGAGGGAGCCGAAGTGTTCTGGAGCGTGTGGGAGCAGAAGCACGGCGTCGTCACGACTGACGCGACCGGCGCTCGGCTTCCGCCGTTGATCCAGAAGACGGTCGGGCACGGCATCACTGTCCTCGCCTCGCCGCCCATGGAGTTCGTCATCTCAATGGAGCAGCCCGACACCGTTGGCTTGCTCGGCAACTTCTACCACGAGGCGGAAGTTATTGACGGTGACGGGAACCACGTCACCGTCATGCAGGGTCTCCTCACGGTGACCGAGGCGGAGTTGTCGCAATGACCGTGACCACCGTGTCCATGCGGCTGAAGTTCCCGGAGCTCTCTGGCGAGACGGATGCGGCCGTGCAGAACTCCATCGACGAGGCTTCGCGCAACGTGGACGATACGTGGTTTCCCGGGGACCAGGACTTGGCGCTTCTGTACCTGGCGGCGCACTACCTCATGATTTCCATGCAGCGCCGCGAATCCGGAACGGGGCAGCAGGTGTCGGCCGAGCGGATCGGGGAAATGTCGTGGACCTACGTGTCCCCCGACAAGCCGAACCCGGAGGACCTAGACATATCGAGCACGTCCTACGGGAGAAGATACCTTGAGTTGGCTAGGCTGAACTTTTTCCCTGTCGCGGTGATATGAGGACCATAACAATGACCGAGAGAGAGCAGGCCGTCCTCATCGCCAATAAATGGCTGGAGTTCGACATGAACAGCCTGACGCAAATGGTCCCGGGCGATCCAGACTGCGACGCCTGCGTTCTCGCGCGGCAATTTATCCGCGCGGTCGAATGCCTGGAGTGGCTAGAGGGGCGGCCCCTGTCGATCGGCCCTAAAGTGGTGGGCAACGCCTGAAATGCAGGTCGACTACACTATCTCGCGCCGCAAGGCGGACCGCATGATCCGGGACCACGGCATGACCGCCGTACTGCGGCGCAATGGAGCGCCTGACCGGCAGGTGAGCGCGTGCTTCATCGCGTTCTCGCCGATGGAGAATTTGAAGATTACTGATCCGACCGACCGCAAAGTGCTGGTCTCGGCGCTCGACCCGAATGACGACACGGCGGTTATTGATCCGCCTGACTTCGTGAAGGACCGACTCGTCACGTTCGCCCAGCCGCCGGGCGACCCTCCCGTCGAGGCCGAGAACCTCCGCATCGTGGCTCCTCCTGGCCGCGTGGCGCCGGGCGATACCGTGGTGTTCTGGCGTCTGGTGGTGCGTGCGTGACCGACACGCGCGAGGCGATCCTGACGCAGCTGGAGATCCTGCTCGGCGACGTGAGCGGCATCAAGAACGTGTTCCGCGACCGCATAGAGCTGCAGAGGGAGGAGCTCCCCGCGCTGGTCCTCCTGGACGGGCGCGAGCTGCCGATGAGCCAGATACCCTATCTCAAGCGGGTGAAGATGCCCCCCGCGCTGTTCAAGATAGAGACGCAGATATGGCTGGCTTTAGTCCCGCGCGACGATATTACCAACGCGACGCTCGACGGCGTGCCAGCGCCCATAGGGCCGGAGCTGTCTGCCTACCGGATGAAGATCCTCGACGCGGTGATCAACGATCCCACGCTCGTCGCGATCCTCACCACGACCGGGCAGATGGAGTATCGCGGACACGAGACCGACATGGCGGTGGGGTCGACGGCAGTCGGTAACATGATGATGCGATTCGACTTCACCTACGTCCTCGTCCCATCCCGTTCATAAAAGGAGAAGAGACTATGCCTTCCGTATTCCCCCACGAAGTATCCCCCAACATCGGCAACCTGAAAGTTGGCCGCGGCTTCCTGACCATCCAGCGCCAGGGCGAGTCAACGTTCACGGACTGCGGCAACGTCACCGAGTTCACCTTCGAGGTGACGCCGACGCGGCTGGAGCACTACTCGACGCGCCAGGGCGTCCAGACCAAGGATCTCGTCGTCGTGACGAGGCTGGCCGCCACGCTGACGCTGACAATGGAGGAGTTCACGGCACGCAACCTCGCGTTCGCCGTGCTCGGCGACTTCACCGAGTCGCCCCCCGGCACCTACACGGTCGAGGCGTTCACCTCGCCGCTCCTCTACTGCGCGATCAGCTTCACCGACACCAGCGTCGTCGGCCCGCAGTGGTCGACCAATTTCCCGCTCGTGATCTTGTCCCCGAGCAAAGCGGTGGAGATGATCGCGAAGGGGTCCGGCGACTGGGCCGGGTTCCAGTTCCAGGGCGACGTGCTGAAGGACCCCCACACCGGGCAGTTCTTCACCATGACGAACACGGACATCCAGTCGCCTTGATCTGGCTCTTCGCGCTCTGGCGCTGGCCACCGCGCCGGGGGGACGTGAGCGTCGTGAGCTTCATACCTGCAGGGAGGAACTGCACATGGCCGGCATCGGCATCTTGGATGTTATCCCGCCGAAGACGAGAGTCATACTAAACGAAGAGGGAGACTTCATCGAAGTCTCCGGCGTGCCAGCGGGGGAGTTCTCCCCGCTGCTCGCGCGCTTCCCGGCCCTGCAGAAGCTCCTGGTCGGCATAGGGCCGGACGACGACAAAGCCAAACTCGTGGCGGATTTGGCGGCGGCAACACCAGACGCCATCGCCGCTATCGGCGCCATCGCGTGTGGCCAGCCCGGCAACCCGGAAGCCGAGGCGAAGATCGCGGCTATGCCGCTCGCGCTCCAGTTCGACATCCTGGAGGCGGCGGCGCAGCACACCTTCAAGGGCGGCCTCGGCCCTTTCGCGGAGCGGTGCCGGGTGCTCATCGACGGACCCGGCGCGGATGGCACGGGCTCCTCTGGGAAGTGGCAGCCGCCGCCGAGGCGCTCGGCGCCGCCCAGCACCCCGGAGTCTGGCAACTCACACCCCGACAGATGAGCGCGTACTTGTTTCTCGCCGGGAAGCGGGAGAACAATTACGACGAGAAGCCGCAGGAATGACGACTCTTCGTTTTTTTATAGCGGGCGAGAGAGCCGGTCCGAAATTCCAGCGGCTGACGGCGCGCGACGGCGTGCGCGTGCGGGCGGCAGCAAGGGCGGCGGCGCATGATGCTGCTGCCGACCTCCAGGAGCGAGGCCGGGCAGACATAGCCGGTGCGGGTAACTTCGGGTCGCGCTGGACGGACGGTTTCCATGTGGACGTGAGCGAGGGAGGCGGCAACATCCGCATCGCGGCGGTGGAGGACGTCCCTTATTGGAAAACGCATCAATTCGGCGCGACGATCCAGGGCAAGCCCATGCTCTGGATTCCGTTCGAGGATACGGATGCCAAAGGCGTGTTCGCTCGGGACTATCCTGGCGGGCTGTTCCACGTGACACGTAAGGCCGACGGGCTGGAGCTGCTTGGTTCTATTGGTGCGGCTCAGGCCGGGGATGATCGGCCTATACGATATTTTGGAAAGGAATCGGTGACGATCCCCAAGCGATTCCACTTAATTGAGATTGCGCGGGACGTGGCGCGCAAGATGCGGGATTATTACAATGCTCGCTTCAGATAAATTTTTCGCCATCATCCGACTGCTGCTGACGCATTCGGCGGCGGCTGACTTCAAGCATCCCGCCGCGCGTGAGCCAATATCCCTCGGTATCACCTGCGAGACCGTGCGCACGGCAGTCCGCAACATGTCGCGGGAGAAGCTTGAGGCGATAGCGTCTGCCTACGGCATCACCAATAGGCAGCGCGCTGAGGCCATGCGCTGCATTGGCAGGTACGGGAGACTCTGACGTGGCCGATAACGACAACGATATCGTCAATCGCTTGATCCTCGAGGGAGTCGAGGAGGTTCAAGCGAAACTTGCTGTGCTCGGGAAATCGGGCAGCCGGTCGCTTGAGGAATTACGCCTCGCGGCAGGCGCCGTGGACCCGGCACTGTCCAAGATACCGCAGGCCGCCAATGCCGCCGGAACATCCGTCGGCAGCATGGTCAATATCTTCCTCGGTGCTGGCGGGAGGGCGCGCGAGGCTGGCCAAGGATTCCGGGAAGTCGAAGGCGGAATGCACAGAGTGCGGGAGGCCGGCCATGTCCTGCATCCTGTACTTGAGGAAGCCGGCCTTAGGTTTGGGCTCTTTACCGGATTGCTCAGGGCATCGACCGCCGGAATGCTGGGGCTGGCGGCTGCCGCCACCGGGGTCGGGGCGGTGGCGCTCGCAAAGCTCGGCGATGAAGCCATCCTCACGCGTCGGAAGCTTGATAGTCTATTCCAGAATAAGGGGCAGGGCGGTGCTGCCTTCGAAGCTCTCGACGAGGCGGCGAAGAAGCTGCACACCGACGTAGGAAACCTAGAGGGGGCATACAAATCCCTATTTGAGGCTACTCGCCAAGCTGGGGTGATCGTCAATCCCTATGCGGAGCAGGGCAAGAGCATTCTTGCCACCATTCCCACACTGAAGCAGTTCACCGACGCGCTGAAGGTCCTCTATGAGGAGCAGAGGCTCGGCGGAAAGGCGAGCGAGGAGGCGACCAAAGGATACCAGGAGTTCGTCGATAAGGTCAGCAAGGCCCACAGGCTGACGACTGAAGCTGTTGTGGGACTTGGGGACCGCGCGGGGAACGACCTTGCGCGGGCGCTCGGCAAGGGGAACATTGCCGAACTAACCAAGGAGCTAGACGGCGGGCTGAATATATCGCTGCTGCGAGTGGTCCAACTTCTGGCCCAGATGGCGCCGGCAACGCAGAAAGCGTTCGACAAAGATGCGCCCAGGGACTTCGGCAGCGCCCTCAGCGAATCGCTAGCCGACATCAACAACAAGTTCAAAGAGCTCGCGGATGCAGACTTCACCACGGCCATGGCGGGAAGGGTTAAGGATCTGACTAAATCATTCCTTGACTTCGTCGATGGCCTCAACGTGGTCAAGGGTACTCTAGTCGATGTCGGCAAGGCAGTAGAGAGCGCATTCCCGGCGAGCGTGGTGAGCGCTTTCGAGGCCGCGCTCAAGCGCATTCCCGCAGCATTGAATCTCATCAATCCATTTAAGCCGTTAATAGATTTAAAAGAGTCAATCACGCAATTCGTCGCTAAGGCAAATGCGGATAAGCAGTTGCAGGCGGCCAAGACTGAGTTGCGTGAAAAGCTTGGCGCCGAGGCTGCGGCGGCTGTTTCTGCTCCGGGGGCACCTGCTGCTCCTGCCCCGGCAGCACCGGAGTATGCTTCGCCGGCATATACCCGCATTACGACCGGGGTGCCGCCGGAAACGCGCATCACGACTGGAGCGCCGCCAGCCGGGCCACCACCGCGAGAAGCTGCAGCGCCAGCGCTATCTATTGGTACTCCATTCGACAAGGGGGCCGAGGCTGCTGGCGAGAAGGCGCAGTCGCTAGCGGACGTGTTGGAGGCGGCAGGCAAGCGAATCTATTCAGTTCTGGATTCAATCATTGGCCTCTCACCCGCAGCGCCCACCGCACCTGCTAGCGGTGGAACGCCAGAGCATGCGACCCAAGGCGTTGGGCCTCATGGCGACAAGATAGGCTCGCAGTTACTCGACGAAGCAGGATCGGCGTGGCAATCGTTTATCGGCATCGTTAAGAGCACGATCGACACGCTGATAAACGATACGTCGAAGGCCGAGGGCACCCAACCACAGGAGCACGCTAGCGGTGGATTGGTTGGGTTCAAGTCCGGCGGCGGCGTTGGCGGGGTCCCCATAGGAGGGATCGGTGGCCGGGCGGCATTCACGTCTTCGCTCCTGCGCTTCGCCGATGGAGGAATTATTGGTGGGCGGGGCCAAGCTGCCGCTCACGTATCTACTGCTGCGCCCTCTGGCGGTGAATCGCCCGAAGGCGGCCTCGTCGGCGATATTCCTCGGTTTAGCCGTGGCGGCGCCGCCGCTGGGGATACCCCGAGCAGCAGCCAGCGTCGCGAGCATTCCTCCGTCAGTCGGGCAGAGCGCTCGTCCTTCGTCACGTCGTTGCTTCGCTTTGCCGAGGGCGGCGCGGTCCCTGGCGCGGATGCTCCGGCAGCAGATGAGCGCTCTTCCAGGGAGAATAGTGGCGTCAGCGAATCTGTCTCTGGCGGCAGTATAGACGCCTCTCCGCCGCAGGCAGGATTGCGCGACCTTCCGCTGTTCCGCAGCGGCGGAGCTGTTGCGAGCGCGCCATCTCCGAGCCGGTCCTCCGAGAGACACTTCAACGTCACCGAGCGGCACGCGTTCGTTTCCTCGCTCCTGCGCTTCGCCGAGGGAGGGGCAATCGGCGGCACAGGTATTGCGACGCCGTCCCCACCCACGTCGCTGCCGGCGATGGCCGGCGAAGTGCCTGTGCTTGCCGACACGCCTGCGCGGGCGGGAGGCGGCGTGGTTGGTGACCCTGGCCGTAGTGCGCCGGGCGAACGGGTTTCCGTTAGAGAGCAGTCATCTTTCGTTTCGTCGCTCTTGAGATTCGCGGATGGTGGATCGGTCGGCTATGCAGGGACTCCGGTAGGGGGACGTGCCGATGGTAGTGACAACGTAGGCGGAGCGCCGGCACGGGCGGAGAGGCCAGGGGACATTCCTGGATATAGCCGCGGAGATACCGTAGGGCCGGTGGCATCTGTCTCTGAATCGCAGCATGGCGGGCGCCTTTCCTCCACAGTATTTGCAGAGCGGTCATCGTTAGTTTCATCCCTGGTCCGTTTTACGGAAGGCGGTTCTGTCGGCAGCAAAGGTCAGGGCACTGAGGCAACGCCCCAGCAGACAGACGCGAGCGGAAATGCTGGCCCAATACCACTTTCCAGCGCTGCTGCCGGCGGCTTTACAGAGGGTGGGCGCGTCGCCGACCTCCCGGCGCTCGGCAGCGGCGGCATTGTCAACAGAATCACTAGCTCGGAGCGCACTTCGTTCCTCGCGCCGATCCTGCGCCTCGCACAGGGCGGGACGGTCGGCGGAGGAGCAGAGAAGCGGGCTGAGGGGGGTGGCACGACAGCGGGGGTAAGCCTCGGAGGCAGAACCGACGCGGCTCATGAACAGGCAGCCGGGGGCTCCGCCAACCAGAAACCGGCTGCGGAGGTAACGAGCGTCCCATCCGCCGCGGTGGGCGTGGCTGCATCGGAAGGTGCGGCTGGTCCGCAGCCGGTCCAAAAGCCCACTGAGCAACAACGCTCTGGCGACCTTCCTAAGTTCAGCGTCGGCGGGATTTCTACCGGGGAGGCATCTTCGGACCGACCGCCGAGTAGGCTTTCTTTCGCCGTTACTGGATTTGAGCGGCCGACTTTCATTTCCTCGCTTGTGCATTTTGCCGAGGGCGGCACCGTCGGCGGTAGAGCCGCCCCGGCGGGCGAGCGTGGTGGTGATGGAAGCGCCGGCACGCGCAGCGTCATCGAGCGATCGTCGTTGGTTTCCTCGCTCCTGCGGTTTGCGGACGGCGGCTCGGTAGGCGGCGCGGACGCTCCTCCGGAAGAGCGTGTCAGCGGCGGCATTGTTGGGGATAGGATGGGCGGATCGCCTGCCCAACGCACGGCGCCCGACATCATTGTCCGGCCGTCGTTCGTTTCTTCGCTTGTCCGGTTCGCGGAGGGGGGCTCCGTCGGCAGCGATACAGGCAATGCGGCCGGCTCGGTGCCGTCAACGGCATCATCGCCGTTATCAACGCCGGCCGTCGGCGAAGCGCCTACTCTGGGAGGTGAAGGTTCAGCGGGAATCCTCCCAGGATTTAGCGCCGGCGGGGTCGTCATCAGGCTTACCGGATCGGAGCGTCCATCCTTTGTCGCGTCGCTCTTGCGTTTTGCCGAGGGCGGGTCCGTCGCCGAGAAAAACAAAGATCCTCGGGCCGAGGCTCGCAACAAGCTGACGCTCGACTTCCTGACCAGCGAGGAAGTATCGGCGAACGAGAAGGTTAACACCGTCATATCGGCGGGAGGGGCTGTATCCGACCTGCTGCCGTTGACGGATGGATACCCGGTAAGGATGCTGAACTCTGACGGATCCTACTCCGAGTTCAAGGCCAGCGGCACCAAGCACAAGGACGCAACTGGCAAGGATTCAGGTTCGTCCGGTTCCGGTTCTTCCGTGGCCGACGCGATATCGGCGTCCGACAGCTGGTGGTCGCGGGCCATGCGGTTCGCCGACGGGGGGGCCGTCCGCGGCGGCCATATCCTGGCGAGGGTCTCGCGCGGCGAGTTCTTCATGGGGCCGGCGGCAGTGAACCGCATCGGCGTGGGCATGCTGTCGGCCATCAATGAGGGGCGGAAACTCGCGGTCGGCGGCCTCATCGAGGGACCGGGCACGAAGACGTCGGACTCGATCCTGGCATGGCTATCCAGGGGCGGCTTTGTCCTCCGCGCCTCGGCCGTGGACCGGGTGGGCGTCGGGGCCCTGTCGGCCCTCAACGAGGGGCGCGGCTTCAGCCTTGGGGGCTTCGTGGACGTGGCAAACGCGCTGTCCCCGCTACCTCCCCCAGGCTTCGCCACCGGAGGCGCTGTAGGGGGCTCCCTGGGGCATTACACGGTGGACCTGCGGACGGACAAGGGCACCATCACGGGGCTGCAGGCGCCCGAGGCCGTGGCCAAGAGCCTCAACCGCTACGCCGTTGACAAGAACATGGTGCGCACCGCCCCGTCGCCCAGCTGGAGGCGGTAGTTGGTTCCTCCCAATACGCTCCTCGTCATCACGCCGTTGTCCCCGGACACGGCGTTCATGCTTCCCCCGTTCTCGACGCGCAACGCGACGCAGACGCTGGAGCCGATCGTCGGCACGGGGTCGGGAAGCTCGATATCCGGGACGCTGGCGCGGCGCTCCATCAACGCGAAGATGATCGACCTCACCAACCCGGTGTTCCGCAAGTACGCCACGCAGATCACGTGCAAGGACACACAGGCCCCCGCGCTGGACGGCGGGTGGCTGGGCGCGACGGTGCAGATCGAGTGCGCGGCGGAGCTCAATTACCTGACCGGGGGAACGCCGCAGCGGCCAGTGGTGCCCGGCTCCAGCCGCGAGGAGGAGCACTTCACCTTTTATCGGCCGATCCTCGTTGCGGTGATCACGCTGGTCAAGCACGCCTTCATCGAGTGGGAAGGCGAGTACAGCTGGACGCTTGAGGCTATGGAAGACTAATGGCCTTCGCTATAGGCAACGTCGCCAGCAACAATACATGGGCCGGCTCCGGCTCGGGCACGGTCACGATTTCGCTGTCGGCCGGGTCGGTCCTGCTGGTCTGCGCGCACCAGGTCCACGCCACGGTTACGGAGACCGTCGCTTCGGTCACCAGCGCGAACCTGACGTTCGCGAAGCGCACCGGCGCTTCGCACTCCAGGATCAACTCCGCCGGCAACGATACCTGGCACCAGGAGATGGAGGTCTGGTGGGCCTACGTCCCG